TTACTTGCATTCTTGCTTTTTTGCAAGCAAATCCATTAGCTGCTTGATTTGAGCATCCTTTCTCTCTACTTGCTTACGCAGGTCTGCCACTTGTTCACGCAGCAGATAGATTTCGCTCTCTGAGAAGTCTCCAACTATCTGTTTGTTATGGTGGGCGTTCTCTTCGTTTACCATATTTACATTAGGCTCACGTTTACCGAATACCCAATCATTAGGGCATACTGCTGATTTCTCATCGAACATTTCGCCATTCGAGTTTTCTAGCCATTCCTTCCTTACGCCAAGATGAAAACATATCTTTTGTACGTCAGTCTTTGTGTAATTGTTGCTTGCCATTTTCTTTTGGAGGTTTGACTGGTCTATATTGACTAGTTTGGCAAACTGCCTCATAGACTTACATCGACTAATATCGTACAGTTTCTTTAAATTTGTAGTGATGTCGCTCATAATTCTTAATTTTTGTAATAAAACATATAAGTAAACCTCACTTATTGCAAAGAAAGGTTAAAATACCACATATAACCACAACTTTTTTGAGGAAAAGTTTGGTGGTTTGAGGTAAAATGTGTACCTTTGCAATCGTTAATCGGAACAATCCGAAAGACGAATAAAAGGTGGGACGGAGTGTAAACCCAGTCCAAGCTATTAAATCCACTGCAAAGATAATGGTTTTACTTCATTCCACCAAACTTTTTTGGTTAAATATAGTTATCTGAGGAAAAGTAATGAAGATAGAATATAATCAGGAAGATGTTCGTCGGAGAGTTATGGAGATTATTGACGCAGGGAAATACAAGACAACAAGGGAGTTTGCTACTTCTGTTGGTATTGACTGCTCTAATCTGTATAAGATGCTGAAAGGTCAGCAGAACTTCACGAAAGCCACAATGATGGTTATATGTGAGGCTACGGGTGTAAACCTACAGTGGCTCGCTTACGGAAAAGGTGAAAGCCAGATTCAATGCGATGCAAATCTTGACGATGTGACTCTTTTGCGAATTGAAAAGGCGAGACTCGAAGAACGAGTACAATGCCTAGAAAACGAAAAAGCATTTCTGCAAAGAATGCTTGAAAAGTAATAGGAGAATAATAAAATGGCAACACCGAAGAAGAAAGTAGTGGTCGAAAAGATTGCTAAGAAATGGCTATCGACTGATGAAGCTGCATCATACATAGGTATGGGAAAGTCATTCATCGTTGAGTTGAGAAAGAGCGGAAAGCTACCACACTGCATGATAGGTCACTCTGCATTCTTCCTCGCAAGCGATATAGATAATCTGCTTGAAAGCCATCGTGTGTATTAATGAAGTTTTGTTTCATACTTACCAAGCGTGGTATATGGGCGAGTAAATGCTGATTCGTTTGTGCTCGCCCAATATGGTTTCGTAGCTCAGTTGGTCAGAGCGGTCGGCTGTTAACCGATAGGTCGCAGGTTCGAGTCCTGCCGTTACCGCAATTCTTTTAGAATCAGATTATCACTAGAAGTGATGAAACTGAAAGCTAGAGAAGAGTTCTTTGATATATTGACGCACAGAATAGTATGCGTGGAAAAGAAGTAGCCGGAGAGCATCGATGGATGCCGTGACCTGGCGAAAAGGACGCACGACATACGAAAAACTAGTCAGTAACAGATATTACATAGACTATACCGATGAACTATGTTGAAACATCAGCACAAGCAAAGGGCATAATATAGGTCTGTATCGTTTGCTATGTAGTATTCTAGTCGAAGTATGTATTATTGCCATCTTACGTGTAAGATATTTATAATATGTATGGAGTGTCAACGGAACGTCAATGCTAGCTGTATCGGGAATACGGAAACGATTAATATCGTGGCATTCACAAACGACAGAAAGTTCCATGGTTTTAGATACATAAAACACAAGGTATGGTGTAAGTGGTATTCTTGCTCAATACTTTAATTAAATAATAACAAAGAGATATTTGGTGCAATCGGAAGCACGTCATATAACTAGAAGATACCGTTCTTATCGTATGGAAATATTGGTTCGAATCCGATAGTATCTCCAATAAGTTTCTGAATTGTTTTGGTGAGATTGCAAGAACTCAGCGAAACTGAAAATCGATTTTAACATAAATAAATGCAGCTCGTCTGTGAAGATAGGCTGCACATCGCAGGTTGGAGCTGTTGGTAGCTCGCTAGGTTCATATCCTAGAGGTCGCCAGTTCGAGTCTGGCACTCTGCACCATTATATTTTTAGGTGATACAAAAGTAAGGTTTATTAGTTTTTAGTTATTATCGAAAGGCATATTGTTCGTGAGAATAGCATGCCTTTTAAAATGGTTCTATGGTGTAACGGTAGCACAAGAGATTTTGGTTCTCTTAGAGATTGTTCGAGTCAGTCTAGAACTACTGCGATTTTTTTATCTATGTACTTCTGCTTGTGAAAGTAGTAGTGCTTTATTTGTTATAGACACTTTTTAGGTGTTTTTTATTTATTATTTTAATATCTTATTTCTCAACTGCTTGTGATAAGTCGTTGAGTTATATGCCCTTAAAGCAATTAGGTAATGCGCTACATACGCAGATTTAATGCTCCGACAAGTATGTAGAGAAGATGGCTCGATACCATCTAAGGGCGCATTTTTACTTTGTCATATAGAAATGATTAAATTTTAAAATTAAGCTGTTTTCCCTTGGCGGTCAGATTATTAAGTTAGTCTGCCGCCAAGGTTTTAACAAAAAAAAGAAAGATGAAAGTAATATATAGTATAAAGGTTCACCGTGACAACCTAAAAACGCTGCAAGGTTTGAAATGCTTGCAGTCTGTTGATGTCGGTAAAGATGGCAAATCAATCACTTGTCAGTTCAAAGACAACAAGACTAGAGGTTGTCTGATTGCTCATACAAATGATTGGCTTGTTGAGTTTGCGACTGGAGAATGGCAGAAGTTTGGCGATGCTGCTTACCAACAACTAGTTTGGAATCCGAGTAAAATATCTAAAGAATATTAGCCATGTCTGCTGTTAGAGTTGTTCAACACAAGTACACATCGAAAGATGGTACTGAGTACGATAGTAGAGAAGAATATCTGTATCACCAAATTCTTCTTGCTGATAAACGAGTTTCCTGTATTCATAGGCAAGTGAAACTCAACATATTCAAATCCCTTTATATGCTTGTGCCGAAACAACTCAAAACAAAGGTTCGGTACGATAAAAGACTGATGGTTAGCGGTCATAGCTATAAACCAGACTTCATATTTTGGGAAGACGGAAAATTGATTGTTTGTGATGTAAAATCAAAGTACACTCATTCTCTCAGGGAGTTCAGAATAACTGCCAAGGGGTGTATCAGTAAGATTGTTGCACACAACAAGAAACGTCATAATGGTGAGCCGTTTGTGGTTTTTCGTGAAGCTATCCATATCAAGAAAAATGAATGGAAGATAATCGACTATCCACCTGACGGAAATAGTTATTGTTTTAGTTAGTTGTGTAAAACCGCCCCTTCGCTGACTTCGGTTGTCGTAGTCTAGGATGTGGAGTTGCTCTTTGGGCAAGAGCATGGATTGGGAACGCACCATAAGAGGAAATAAAACCTCTCGTAAGTTTGGCAGATGGTGTGCCTTTTGAAACCTCGGAAACGAAGCATCCTTTTAAAAACAGTTTAATATGAAACATACAGTTGATGATATTGAATTAAAGATAGAACCTGAGTTCAGAATGCTTCATAATAGAGTAGGTGTATTTAATACACATTTTCAGAATTTTGGGCATTATAATATACCGAAAGCTCAACTAATTTTGGCTGACCCACCTTATAATCTCGGTGTTAATGCTTACGCAAGCAATCCATCTTGGTATAAAGACGGAGATAACAAAAATGGTGAGAGCGAACTTGCAGGAGAAGAATTTTTCGATACTGACAAAGATTTCCGTCCTGCCGAGTTCATGCACTTCTGCTCGCAGATGTTACGACCAGAACCGAAAGAGAAGGGCAAAGCACCCTGCATGATTATCTTTTGCGGATGGGAACAACAGTTTTATTACAAGGAATTAGGTGAGAGGTACGGCTTCAAGGGTTGCATCCCTTTGGTGTTCAGAAAGAATTATTCTGCACAGGTCTTGAAAGCCAATATGAAGGTTGTTGGCAACTGTGAATATGGTCTGATACTCTATCGTGACAAGCTGCCTAAGTTTAATAATCACGGAGAAATGGTTATGAACTGCATGGAATTTCCGAGAGATTTAGGTATGCCACGTAGTCACCCGACACAGAAACCTATTCCACTTCTGAAAAAGCTGATAGGGTTATTTACTGACCCTGATGATGTTGTTATTGACCCTACAGCAGGTAGTTGCAGTAGTATCGTTGCAGCAGCATCAATGCAGAGAAAGGCTTATGGCTTTGAAATCAAGAAACAAATCTATTCACAAGGTGTAGATAATGTAAAGAGATACATAAGCAATGATATGTTTGAGGTATCTCCGCAGCTTGAAAAGCGAAAGCAATACACACAAGCAAGTTTATTCTAATTTTGCACATACATGATAGAGTTAAATAGAATATACAACGAGGATTGTCTGGTTGGAATGGCGAAGATTCCAGATGCAAGCATAGATTGTATTATCTGTGATTTGCCGTATGGCACGACCAAGAATGCATGGGATAGCGTTATCCCTCTTAATGACCTTTGGACTCATTATAACAGAATAATCAAAGAAAACGGTGCGATAATTTTGTTTTCTCAAATGCCTTTTGCTGCCGTCCTCGCCTGTAGCAACTTGAATGATTTTAAGTACGAAATTGTATGGCAAAAAGACAATGCTACTGGATTCTTAAATAGTAATTTTGCTCCTATGAAGATTCATGAAAATATTTTGGTATTTTCTAAATCTAGTGCTTGTTTTGTAAAAGATAAGAATTTGGCGATGATATACAATCCTCAGATGATACATGGTTGCAAGCCTTATATAAGTAATAAGACTGGAATATCATCCACAAATTACGACTACAAACATTCCAAGCCAATTACAACCATCAACAATGGAGAACGTTTTCCAAACGATATTATATTTTTCAAACGAGATAAAGAGAAGATTCACCCTACACAGAAGCCAGTGGATTTAATTCGTTATCTCGTTAGGACTTATACCAATGTGGGGGGGTGCGTTCTTGATAACTGTATGGGCAGTGGCACTACTGCTATTGCCTGTATCAGGGAGAAGCGGAACTTCATCGGCTTTGAACTGAACAAAGAATATTACGACAAGGCTTGCAAGCGCATTCAGCTTGAAATGGCGCAGCCGAGCCTGTTTTGATTAGTGGGTATATAACTTTTCATTTGCCCTTATATATATGCAATTCACGTGAATCGGTGTGGTGGAACTTGCGTGATGTTCACTATGTAATAGTCTGAGCACTGCACCGATTATTCTTTGGATTTTTTCTTTCATAACCGTGTAGCCCACACCGATGATAGTGTTCCTTGGGCAAGAACGATAATGGTGTACTGCTAGAAATAGTGGTACTATTGAAATCTGGTAGCTATCATCGGTAACTGGAGATTGTGACCGTAGCGTATGGCAAAGTACGGAACATACAAGAAATTAGGAGGCAGAACCCACAAAAATAAAAAAACTCTTATTATGACTGCTGACCGAAATCCAATGGGATGTTGCCAACCGATGAGGTTCGATTCCTCAAATCTCCACTTCTTTAGAATAGGTCAATGTTTAACGAGCCAAGGCAGTTCCGACCGACCATCGGGAAATAGTCAATACAATTCTTGTAGGATTCATCACTTAAATTTTACCAACTGCCGAGGCTCTTTTTTACAAAGTATGGAGGTGTATAATGGCGAGAATAACGCTTGAAGAATTACGAAAAGACCCATTGATAAAGGGTGATTTTGAGCTTATGAACAAAATGGGTGTACCAGAAAATAAACCTTGGGAGTTTGTTTGTAAGATATTGAGTTTTTGTGATGATGATTATTTTAATCTCAAGGTTAAAAGTTTGTTTTCTGTATATATAGCTGGCTATACAGCTTGTTATTGCAAATTTATAAACCAAATTATTGAAAAAGCTAAGTAATGAAAGGTATGTATTATATATGCTATCTTGTTGCCATGCTTGTTCTTGTAGTCGCTGCTGAGATAATCAACTTCGCAAGCAAGACTGTATGCGGCAAGAAAGTTATCAAATGTTTTGATTTATGAGTATAATTTTATTTGCGCTTGCTGCAACCGCTCTTATGTTCGCAGTTGCTGGCGCAATAGCGATGATGCTAGGTTGGGATAAAGAAGATTAGCAAAATGAGAAGCGAATCAAGGCGTAGCCAGCTCGACCACGAAAGATATATGAGAAATCGTGAAGAAAGACTGCAAAAGCAAAGAGATTATTACAGAAATAATACTGAACTTTGCAAGGCTAGCGTAAAGCGATGCAAAAAGAAAAGAGTAGAAAGAGAAATATTATTATTGTTTAATTAATTAAATATGTAGCTATTATGGCAAAAGACAAAATTAAGTTGGTTTTCGAGATTGACCGTTTTAAGGTTATCGGTTGTGTCGCACATAACTGTGAGACAAAGGAAGAGTACGATGAATTGGTGAAAATCATCAATGGTACTGATGAGGTTGTTCGCAATGACAAAGAAATTGAGAAGATAAACTGTGTACTGATTCTCGCACAGTTGTTGCACAACAACGAGAATTTGGCTCTTCGCAAACGCCTGGAGAGCGAGAATGAAACACTTCACAATGGCGAAGGTGACGGTGATGGTGACAGCAACGTAAAGTGCATCGAAATCAAAGGCAACGTTGCCAAAGAACTCTTTGATAAGATTGCTTCTTTGGCTGATAATGGAAAGGATGGTGAGTAATGAGAGCAAGAACAGCATCTTGGTATGAGACTAGAATCAAGTACCAAAAGACGATGGAGGATGGCTCGGAAAAAGTAGTCAACGAACTTTATGTTGTTGATGCACTTTCTTGCACCGGGGCAGAAACATCTGTCATTGAAGAAATGAGTTGCTATATTAGTGGCGATTCTGCCGTTACAAGCGCAAAGAAAACCAAATATGGCGATATTTTCTTCTCTGACTTGGATGATGATGATAAGTGGTACAAGGCAAAACTCCAGTTTATCACTATTGATGAGAAATCCCAAAAAGAGAAGCGTTCTAACGTAACTTATCTGGTTCAGGCTAAGTCGTTGGCACGTGCTCTTCGATATATTGATGAGGTAATGGGGAAAACAATGATTGATTACGACATCGTAGGTCTCAACGAAACAAAGGTCTTCGATGTATTCGAACATCACGCTCCATCTTCCGAAAACAAAGAGGAAAAGAATGAGTAAAATCGACAAACTTATAGCATCTATGCCGTCAAAAATGGCTAATGCAGTAATCCATCAACGCAAGTTACATGCTTGTTTGATGGAACTTACTGCAAACAAGTCAAGAGAAGTGGCGGCTAGAGCTATTTTTCTGAATTACCAAGATGGTGATGGCAGAAAGTTAGGTACGATTCCACATTATTACGAAAGACCTACAACTACTGGTTCGGTAATGGTGGAAACGTACTTTAGTTATATTGATAGAGTTCACTAATTTTAAAATCTATACAAATGGATATAGAACAGTTAAATAAAACGCCTCATAATCAGATTTGCGACTTGGCAAGAGATAAGTTTATTGAGGTGTACAATCAGAAGTTCGGAGAGGGTGGAGAAGTGTTCTTTGAAGAACAGAAGTCTCTGTTTAATAATGAGCTTCTCAACGGCTCATTTAAGGGTTATCTTGAAAAAGCTACATCGTTGAATATTCACGATGCCTTTATGAATTTAGCGATTAATGGATTGTCGCTAGAAAAGGGAACTACAACACTCTGTTACCTTATGGGTTATAGCAACTACGACAAGAATACCAGACAATCAACTTATACGGCTAAGATTACATATACAGGATATGGTGAGATTCTTCTTCGTCAAAGAGCTGGACAGATTCTTCGTTGTGACAACCCTGTAGTGGTATATGATTGCGATGATTTCCGCTTCGGTGAGCGTGACGGTCATAAATTTGTTGATTATGTGAAGACTTATCCACGACCAGCAAATTCATATATCGTTGCTTGTTACGTAAAGATTATCCTTCCAAACAATTCATACGATTACTTCGTTCTTGACCGCGAAGGTATCGACAGATTGCGTGAATATTCTGCTAAATTTGGCGGTCAAGACCATAAGGCTAACGCTCTTTATGGCGGTAATTATGTTGGTAATGATGGCAGAACGTACTTCAAGGATATTGATACAGGATTCCTTATCTCTAAGACTTGTAAGCATGCTTTTAAGACTTATCCTAAGTTACCTGTCGGTCTTGGCGGTATGTTACAAGCTGATGTTGACAGCCAACCTCAACAACAGCAACAACAAGAAGCTTTTGGTGCTTCGCAAACTGAGACACAGAAAAATGGTGTTAAGGCAAAGGTTGACGATGATTCTCCATTTTAATTTATAAAGTATGGCTGAAAATACAGAATTGCAGTTGGTACAACAACAAGCCAACAATATTACAAGACAGATTGCAACGCTCAAATCCGATACAGAAAATGCGGTGCAAGCTAACAGAAAGTCTTATGAGGCATGTGTTCAGGCAGGTGAATCTCTTCTGTCTGATATTAGTGCTTCTGGTATGAATGATGCTCTTGACGAGAAAGCTGCTGAATTTATCAAGAAGGCTAAACTGACAGAGAAAGCAATGACGGAGAAACGTAAGGGTGTTACCCAAGTGTTCGATATTGTCCGTAAAGGATTTACGATGATGGAGAGCCTTATCTCTGCCAAGAATACAGATTCTGTTGTCTATAAGATTCAGGAAAAGCGCAATGAGTATGCTGCCTACAAGCTAGAACAGCAGCGTAAGGCTGAGCAGGAACGCCTGCGCCAGGAGCGTATCAAAGAGGCTAAGATTAAGTTGAAGACTGATACTATTGATACGCTCAACAATCTTCTTACTGAGCATTCTTCTGCTGCTATCAACTCACTTAATAATACGTTCTCTCTTCTTACCCTTGATAACAAGGATGAAGTTAAGAAACGTATTACAGAGTATTCTGATGTTCTTGACCTCGGACATCTGTTCGTTAATAACAAGCCTTCATACTCTTCTGAAATTGAAGAGAATGACGCAAAGGATATTATGAACGGCGCGTACAAGGAAATTTCCGCATCATTGCTTGCGTCTTATAAGCAGACAGTCACTGCTACACGTGACGAACTCCTTATGAAGTTTGACTCTAAGATTGCTGAACTTCTTGAAATCAAGAAGGCAGAGGAGGAACGCAAACGCAAGGAAGAGGAAGCACGTAAGGCTGCCGAGGAACGCAAACGCAAGGAAGAGGAAGCACGTAAGGCTGCCGAGGAAGAGCGTAAAAAGCAAGAAGAAATCCAACGCATCAAAGATGAGGAGGAACGCAAGCGCAAGGAGGCAGAGCTGAAAGCTGCCGAAGAAGAACGCAAGCGCAAGGAGGCAGAACTGAAAGCTGCCGAAGAAGAACGCAAGCGCAAGGAGGCTGAAGCTGCCGCTGCCGAGGCTGAACGTAAGGCTAAAGAAGAGGCTATCCGTAAGGCTGATGAAGCAGCCAAGGAAGAGCAGCAACGCAAGCTTGCAGCAGAGCAAGAGAAACGTGATGCTGAAAACGCAGCACAACATGCTACTGCACAAGCTCAATCGCTCTTCGCTCAGACTTCTGTTGGCAACACAAGTAAGCAGAAAATAAAGGTCACAAAACGTCTTGTCGTTACTGACAAAAACGCTTGGCTCGATATTATTCAGCAGTGGTGGACGATTGAAGGCTCTTCTATGTCACCTGACAAACTTGCATCTAAGTTGGAGTTTATGCGCAAAGCTTGCGAGAAACATGCTAACAATGAGGAGGAGTATATCGTTTCCCCTTATATTAAATATGAGGATGAAGTAACAGCTAAGTAATATGGCAGAGCAACCGTTTGACCATTATTATTCACGTGGTGAGGTTTCCAACTCAGACCTCACCGCATTGAAGTTCGCTCTTAACCCACAACTTAACTTCGTTAAGGAATCAGACAAGAAAAAGGCATTCCATCTTGGTACTCTCGTTGATGCTCTCGTTACTGAACCAGAAAAGTGTAATCATTACGCTATGACGGTTGATGATGAGAAATATACAGAGAAGGATTGGAAATGGGGATTAGACAGACTTGCGGTATTAAAGAAACAAGCAACAAAGGATAGATTTCTTGATTTTGTTCTGAAAAATGCGGTCGGTCAGAAAACATTCATCAACCCGCGCATGAAGATGGAATACCAAGGTTTCGAGTTTGAACTGCCTGTACGATGTAAGTTCGACTGGTGGCTTGGCGAGTTTGGCGGAGACTTGAAAACTACCGCAGCTACGTCACAAGAACAATTTGAAGCTCAAATTGATTTCGTGGACTGGGATAGAAGCCGTGCATGGTATATGGACTTGACGCACAGCATTGACCCTAGATACGGAAATCAAGACTTTATCTTTGCAGTCTCAAAGACTAAGAAGAAAGTATTCTACAAAAAGATTGAACGTGGTGACGAGTTGTATTTGCGTGGTAGAGAGAAGGCTCTTGAATGGGCTTTCAGAATGTGGTGTTTATTATAATTATCATTATGTCAGATAAACCAAAATTATACGATTATCAAGAAGAGGGTGTACGCATGGAACTTGCTATGAAGCGTTGCATAAATGGTGACGATATGGGAACTGGCAAGACGGTTCAATCCATCGTTGCAATTGAACGTGCAAAAGCGACTCCTTGTTTGGTTATTTGCCCTGCTGCCCTCAAAGTCAATTGGGAACGTGAAATCAAGAAATTCACAAATCTTCGTCCGCTTATCCTTACGGATTCTGTAAACGCAACATACGGCTATCATCTTACTAAGATGGATTTGTATGATGTGGTTATATGCAATTACGAGTCTCTTGCTAAATATTTCGTTGTATCACTCGGAGAAAAGCCGTTAAAGCTTAAAAATTTCATTTTTAGGAATGAGGTCGATATTCTGAAATCGGTCATTATTGACGAGTCTGCAAGAGTTAAAGACCCAACGACAAGGCAGTCAAAAATAATAATGGGTATTTGCCAAGGCAAGGAATATATCTACGAGCTGACTGGTACGCCTGTGGTTAACCATGCTACTGATATGGCTTGTCAGTTGGCTATTCTTGGTAGAATTGATGAATTTGGCGGATATGGCGAGTTCTGTAATAGATATGGAGAAAACGAGAATCTCGAAGAACTTAATCAAAAGATTCACGAAACATGTTACTTCCGTAGGGAAAAGAAAGATGTGCTCAAAGATTTGCCTGAACTAACAAGAACAACAATTAGTGTTACTCTTGATTCTGAAACACAAGAAGAGTATGATACTTGTCAGAAAGACCTGCTTACATTCCTTCTTGAATATAAGAATTGTTCTGAGGATGAAGCTAGAAAAAAGCTACGAATGAAGGCATTAGTTAAATTTATGAATCTTCGTTCTATATCTGGAAAGGGAAAGATGAAGGCAACAATCGAGTTTCTACATGATACGGAAGAACAGATAATTGTGTTCGCAGAACATCGTGATGTTGTTGATGCAATCAAAAAGGAGTTTCCAAATGAGGTATGTTCCGTTACTGGCTCTGATAATCAGCAGCAGAAGCAATGGGCTATTGACTCCTTCCAAGCTAAGAAAAAGAGAATAATCATCTGTTCCATTAAGGCTGCTGGTGTAGGATTAACTCTTACGGCTTCATCGAATGTCGTATTCACGGAGCTACCTTGGACGATGGCAGACTTATCTCAGTGTGAATGCCGTGCTTACCGTAACGGACAGAAGAATGCTGTTACATCGTGGATTCTGATGGGAATTAATACTATTGACAGTTATCTTTATAGTTTGATTATGAAGAAAGGTTCTATAGCATCAAAGGTTACTGGTGAGCAAGATTCCGCTATTAAGGATGTTGCCTACTTTGATGAGTTGGCTGATTTGGTTTTACAAAATTCTTTAAATAAAAAATAATGGAAATTCAAGGAAAAGTTATTGCCGTTTTACCTGAAAGAAGCGGCGTATCTGCAAGAGGTGAGTGGAAGTCTCAGACTTATGTAATAGAAACACAAGAGCAATATCCAAAAAAGATGGCTTTTGATGTTTTTGGAGCGGATAGAATTGCTAGTTTTGGTATTCATTCTGGTGAGGTTATTAACGTTAGCTTTGATATTGATGCACATGAATATCAAGGCAGATATTTTAATCAGATTCGTGCTTGGAATGTTACTAAGGTGTCACAACAAACTGCTGCACAAGGTGGTGGCTTTAGTGGTAATGCCCAGTCTAGCGCACAAGCAGCGCAACAAGCTATGGCAAGTTCTGCTAATGCTGCTGGCGTGGCAAACCCGACGAATCAGCAAAGTCTGTTTCCACCTGCACAGCCACAGCAACCGCAATCTGCTGCTCCATCTTCTGATACGCAGTCTTCTGATGACTTGCCCTTCTAGCGTAGAATTAATCAAACGAGCATTCAACGCTTATGTGGTTCAATCTGAAAAATGTGTTTGAACTGGAAAAGTTTAGAGAAAAAGTAACCGAATTGGAGAACAAAGGTGCTATGGTAGAACTGAAAGAGAAACGTGGTCGTTCCTTAAATCAGAATGCATACCTTCATTTACTTCTATCTGCCTTTGCTCTTCAATACGGCTACACTCTAGATGAAGTCAAAACACATTTCTATAAGCTAGTAGTGAACAAAGATATATTCCTCAGAGAGGGGGTTGATAAATTCACAGGAGAATGCTATAAATATCTTCGTTCTTCTGCCGACCTCACAAAAGACGAAATGAGCAAATCAATTTCTGATTTTAAATCGTGGGCAAAAGAAGAAGCTGGATTTGATTTTCCTGATTCTGATGAATATATCGCACTACTGCATATTCAGCATGATATAGAAAGACAACAAAATTACATACAATAGCTTATGATGTTACCAACTAACATACGTCAGAAGTCTAGCGAATTGTTCCCTAATGACGCAGAGAAACAGAGAATATTTCTTATGGGTGCTGCATTTTCGTTAGGAAACGATTTGTCGGATTTCGAGATTGTTACAGAGCAAAAACAGGAAGAATATTATCCTTGCAAAGAAGCTCTTGAAATGTGGCTTGCATACAAGAAAGAAAAACGTCAGACTTACAAGCCACGTGGGTTAGAAGCTCTTAAAAAGAAACTTCTACAGTTGTCAAATGGAAATCCCGAATACGCAAAGGAAATCGTTGAGTATTCTATGGGCAACAACTATACTGGGTTGTTCAGTCCTAAAATTAATTACGCAAATAGTTATGAACAACAGCAACGAACTTTCAACAAAATTAGTTCAATCCTTGCCGACTGAATGTAGCCAAGCTGTAGCAAAATACGGCAAACAATATGCGCTATTCTTGGATAAATATCCTACTCTGCAAAATCGGACAGATGCAATTACATCTGTATATGATTCTGTAGCTAGAGGCGGTATGTCGTTTGTTAGTATTGATAAGTACTTCAAAGATGGCGCAAGCGAGTTTTGGATTAAGATAATGCTTATAGACTTGTTTATGGTTATTGGAGCTATCGATTCGACTACTCCTTATCAGTTCAAGGCTATGGCACAGCGTATCAGACAAGAATACTATCACCTTACGCCTAGTGAGCTTACTAGATTCTTCTACGAGTTTTCTATGGGTGAGTATGGCGAAATCTATGTAGGAAAGACAGTAAATCCTCAAAAACTTTTTATTGCTCTCGAAAAATACATGTGTAAGCTCTATGAAAAGAGAGCTGAAATTGATTCTCAAAAGTTAGCTGAGAAACAAAAGAAAGAAGATGAGGAATCTAGAAGAAAAGCAATATCCTACGAAGAACATTGCCGCTTAAAGGATGTTGATATTGAAAAATCGCCTCTTGAAAAGCTAAAGCAAAAGCTTGAAAAAGAATCAAAACGAGACCAAAATGGCAGACGTAAGTAAAATGGCAGAGGAATGGCTCAGTGAGCAACTCTGATGCGACAAAGAAAGAAATATGGTTAGCTGGTTATTGGAAATATACCGATAACTGGTGCAACCGAACCAAGTAAATTCTAAAATTGAAAACGAATTAATATATAGATAAATATGAGTCATTTTTTAACATTGGTAATTGGCGATGAGCCAGAGAAACAACTCGCCAAGTATGATGAAAATCTAGAGCTGCCTATGCATTTATATATGACAAAAGAGCAGCTTATTAGCGAGAAACGTAAGGAGATTGAGGAATACAAAAAGAATTACTATGATGTGTTCCTACAAGATAAAGATGCATATCTTGCCAACTGTTGCAAGAAACATGCAGATTATATCGAGAACGAATTTCCAAAGCATCTTAACTGGACGGACGAACAGATGTACGAGGATGCCGTGAAATATTACCGTATGGATATAGATGATGGAAGCGAGAATATTGAGATACATGAGGACGGCAGCGTTTGGCGCACCTATAATAATGATGCCAAATGGGATTGGTATCAAATGGGAGGCAGATATGCTGGAAGACTTCAATTAAAGGATATATCGAAGAAAGCTCCATTATACTATCCGAATTTTCCAACGTTCTATTCAAGAGAAGACCTTAATTACTTCAAGAAACTAAAGGCAGAAGGTCGTTGCGACCAAGCACGCATTAAAGATATATCCAATGTAGAAGAAATATCAGCATTCGCAGTTGTTAAGGACGGAAAATGGTATGAGCGTGGAAAAATGGGTTGGTTTGCCGTGGTATCAGACGAAAAAGATAAAGATGTGTGGATTGAAGAAGTGAAACAACTTCTTGCATCACTTTCTCCTGACACTCTTCTAACGATGTATGATTGCCACATATAATAATTAACAAAAAATATTTCAAAATGACGCAGAAAGAACGTATTGAGAACGCTACCACAAAGCAAGCGGTAGTGTTCATCTGGATATACTCCTGGGTTATTGTGAGAAACCTAGGAAGAGCAATCAATAAGGCGGTTTACAAGCTGCCTTGGTTGTTCATCGTGATAACGGTAGTAATATCAATCATCGTTAGCTTCGTCTTTATTTCTAAGGCTAGAGCAGAGCGAGGTAGCTACAATCAGAAACTGGTACACGCAACACAGCAGCTTGATAGCTATATGGCTGCATACGGAAACATTAAATCAAAGTAATTATGAAGAGATACAAACATACAATAATAATGATTCTGCTTGTAATAGCAGCACTCATCGCAGGTTACGGTTTCATCTGTTTTATGGTTGAACACGTTTTCCTTTCGCTTCTGATGGTGTTCTGTATCAGTTGCGCATTGGCAGTAGAGAGGGAGGTGTAGGATATGGAGATTTGGAAACCAACCCCTATGGCAGGTGTCAAGTGGCTTATTCCGAGGATGTACACTTTCGATGATAAGTCGCAGTACAAGACGTACAAGATACCTTGCAAGTACAAATACTCTACAGTAGAGGTCAATGCAATCCTTCGCAAGGTCAAGACGTTCCTAGCAACGTATGTATATATCCCTTGCGTCATCTCCGATTGGTACTTAGCCAAGCTTCAGGGGGTGATGGAACACAAGAAACTCTATCGCTTCGAGGCGAAGAGAAACCTTGAGGAAATCAAGTCGATAGTGCGGAAAATCATCAACTGGTTCGAGTTCGACTTCTGTAATGCCGACTACTTCGACGAGCTTTCTCTGTCTTACATTGATGCCGTATCTCCAGATATGGAGAAGTTTCAGAAGTTCATAGAGGTCAAGCTCGCTAATCTTGGGCACAAGAACGTCAGTATACCTGCATTGTCTTACATCTGCTTCCAAATGCTTTGCGAGGGATTCGTGAACTACAATGCAATAATGAGTGGAGCAAAGACTGACTACGATTTCGACTTCACAGAACTGTTTCATTATCTCTGCCCAGAACTCGCTTCCGAGAAAGCAAAGAAGTTTATGGTGTCAAGAGGTCTCTCCGAGGAGTTCGTCTTGAAGTTCAACGAAAAGAAAGAGGTAACTGAGATGTTCGCCAACATCGAGCGTATCTTCATCGACCAAAAGATGCAGAAGAATGCCGCCAAGTCTGCGTTCGATACATTGGACGAGGAAACTAAAGCCAGTATGCTTTCTGGTGGCGATGAGATTGAGAAAACGCTCAACGAGATTGAAACTAACAACTTAAAGAAGAAGCAAAAATGAAAAAGATTCCACAGCTGTACACAAAGAACAGTAAAGGTCGCTATCAGGAATACAAGATTCCTGACATCGATATATCGAAGACTTTCTATAGAAAGATAAATGGGAAGTATGAGCCTGTTAGTATGCTCTCGTATAGTCCTCTAGAAGAGGGCGTATGGGTAGTCACTCGCGAAAGTTCGACAATAGAGCATATCCGTGGCACTTATCTTCGTGAGAGCTTCCATCTTGATAAGGCTGCCGACATCGAGCGTTTCCCTCTGTCTAAGATGGGGCACATCAAGAAGGTTGCAGAACGTATCATTAATGAGCTGAGACTTGGTAATACAAACACTAGAGTTATGACAAATCACGAACTTGTCAATTTGGTTGTCGGGCTTGTTTATAAATACAACGAGGAGGTGTAACTATGGAAGATTTACCTATAGGCTCAGAAATCGTCTTGAAGGTGATTGAGACCAAGGAAATTGATTGTACTGGTTGTTTCTTTGACGAGATTTCAAGCATTATTAATATAGATATATGCAATCGAATCAAGTGCGCATCAAATGAGCGAAAAGACGGAAAGAATATTCAATTCAAAAGAGTAAAGTAATATGGAGACAAAGATAAATGTAGCGGCTATCCTAAAGGATAAGCCGCAAGGAACTAAGTTATATGACTTATTATATAATATAGATGTAGAGTTAGATACCATCAGTACTACTGATACAGAAACTGTAGTTTGGTGTACGAATGAGACTGATAATAATACTACTTGCCATCGTGGTTATTCCGAATTTGGTACTGTAAGAGGAGGACTTGATGGCTTACAGATTCTCCTTCCTTCAAAAGAAATGCGTGACTGGTCTAAGTTTGCTTGGAAGAAAGGAGATGTATTGTCTTGCGGAGTTGACAACCTCTGTATCTTCGAGAAGTGGGCAAATGAAGAGTACACTGAGTTTTATGCAAAGTTTGTAACTCCTAATTATAGTGGTAATACCTTCAAAACGGAGAAATGGTCTAAGGAGACAAACGAGGCAGTCATCAAGCAATATATCTCCAATATTGAGGAGTTCAAAGGAGGTAAGCTAAACCTCACCACATTGGAGATTGAGAAGCAGCCTGAGTTCAAGGATGGAGATATAGTGGTATATGGAAAATCAGTTGCAATATGCCGAAAGATTTGTAAGCATACCCTTTTTCCTTATGTTTCTATAGATGAAACATCTAGATTATTGTTTAACGATAATCCAAATGTTTCACCAGACGAATGTAGGTTTGCAAAAGAAGAAGAGAAGCAGCAGCTCTTTGATGCTCTAGCCAAAGAAGGCAAGGTTTGGAATAGTGATAAGAAACAGATTATCGATTTGCCAAAGAAGTGTGAGTTCAAGCCTATGGATTGGTGCTTGATGAGAGATATTCGTGGAGAAGAATGTTTTGCTTGGAGTCTATGCCAGTTTGCATATCAACTTGAAAGTGGAAAGTATGAAGCTGTAGGAGGTATGCGCTTTGAAGAGTGCATCCCTTACAATGAGCAGACCAAGCACCTTCTTGGTACAACTGATGAGTGGAAAGGAGGTGAGGCATGAATATCTGTAAAACGTGTGTAAGTAGATTTGGCTGTCATCCATCTTTTGAGACAGATGGCGCAGATACTTGCTCTTTTTATGAAGCAGACAAAAAAGCTCTTCCAACACAGGTAGATTGGGAACAAAGAAGATACGAGATAGCAAAAGATGTTGCTGCAAGTCTTGCACAACGTTCTGGCTCTATGTATGACAGTATCGTTAATTCGGCTATCAAAATCGCAGATAAATTAATAGAACGTTTAAAGGAGAAGTAAGTTATGATAGATGACAAGAAAATAAAAGAAGCTGCAAGATATTATTGCAACAATAGATATCCTGCTTCACAGGATGCTCCGTTTATAGCAGAGGGGTTTAGACATGGTGCAAATTGGGCTATCAATGAGTTCTTGAAGGACTTGTGGCATCCTGCTATTGAAGAGCCAAAGCGTCATAGTTACATCATGTTTAAAACCACTAACAATAATGGATTCGGAACAGAATACATAGATTGTAGTTGGAAAGCTATAGCCAGATGTCTTCAAATTACTCAATGGCTTTATATTGATGATTTACTGCCAAAAAAAGGAGGTGAGCAATGAAAGAGCTTAAAGTTGGAGAAAGAGTAACCATTACTCTTGAAGTGGTTGAACATAAAGAATGTGATGGTTGTTTCTTTAGTATTGATGGTACGTGTTATAACCCGACTAGAAATGATTGGGCAGATGGATTTCAGTGTCAGCCTGAAGACCGTTCAGATGGCAAGAGTATAATATTTAAAGAAGTTAAGGAGTAAAGCGTATGAAAGCAAAAGATTTAGCAGAAATATTGCTAACAAAGCCAGAAAGCGATGTTTGCATAAAAAGAGAATATGTTATTAACCCTCACGGAGATACTGATTATTGTACGAAAGGTATTGAATCAATCGGTATTAAGGATGGGAAGTTTGTGTTATGTGAAAAGTAAAGCGTATGGATAAGTTATATATTCCAGGAGATTTGGTGATGGTAAAGGAGTCAGCACTTCGATTTGCTAAAGATAAAATATTTAAAGTAATATCTTCATTGAGTGGTGGCTTTGTTAAGGTAGTCATGTTAAATGATAGTAGTACAACATACTCTATTAGTAATAATGCTGTTCGTCCGATTCCTCTCACTCCAGAGATTCTAGAGAAGAATGGATGGAAGAATGATGGCTATGATTGGTATAGATTGCCAACAAAAAGAGCTTATCTGTATATAACAAAAGATATAACAACTTTGGGTGAGTTCTTGGTGTGTGTAGGTCTAGACAGACATAATCTTGCTAGTGTTAACTTTGTTCATCAGTTGCAGCACCTTCTCTTTGGCTTGAATATCAACTCAGAAACGGAGGTGTAGGTATGGATGCAATGTATCAAGTTTGTAAATACTGCAAGCATGCAAAACCAACTGTAACAGATTTACTTTATTGTGAGATTTGGAAACGGAAGGTATGTGAGCATGAAAGTTGTGACGGAGATTCTGAAAACTATTTTGAATAAGTTTATAACGCCTTCGGGCATAAATAAATAGTAATATGAATATAGACAAATTAGAAAGAGCCAATATTTTAACTAAGAATTTGATTCCTAAAGCAGATAATCTTTTAAGTATGCATAGATTAACTGATGAAAGAGTTGGAGAATATCTTAATGTATTAATGAAAGAGGATAAAGAGTTTGGTACCAAATTCATGCAACTTGTTAATGAAACAAAACAGAGGTTACAGAAAGAGTTTGATAAGCTCTAGTAACTAACCACCCTCTCCTTGGCAACAGGGAGAGGGGGAATAAGAAGAGAAAAGTGTTCTTTGACTTAGTGGATTACCGCAAATAAATTTGGAGATTACAAATATTTTCTGTATCTTTGCAGCGTTTTAAAATATAAATGATATGGCAAAGACTAAGAAAATTACAGTTAAAGATGTTGAAATCTCTGTATTATTAAAGGGAGATGAGAATGACTATATCTGTTTAACGGATATGACAAAAGGATTTGATGGTGGAAGTAAATTAATCGAGAAATGGTTGAGTAACAAATCTACTATTGATTTCCTTGGAGTTTGGGAGAGTATGAACAACCCTAATTTTAATTCCCCCGAATTCGGGGGAATTAGAAAAGAGACGGGAAGTAACAGCTTTTACATTTCCATCTCTGAATACGTTAAAAAGACCAATGCAATAGGAATATTTGCAAAGGCTGGTAGATATGGTGGTACATTTGCGCATAAGGACATAGCTTATCATTTCGGAATGTGGCTTAGTCCTGAGTTCAATCTTTTAGTTATAAAAGAATTTCAAAGATTGAAAGAATCTCAAAGCAATCCTCTATTACTGCATTGGGATGTAAAAAGATTGCTTTCTAAGGTGAATTATGCTGTACATACTGATGCTATTAAAGAATGTATCATACCACAGTTGACAATAGAAGAGACTAAACGTAATATCACAAGCAGTATTTATGCAGGCGAGGCTGATATGCTTAACCTTGCATTATTTGGTTATACAGCGAAAGACTGGGAAAAAGCTAACCCAGTATTAGCTAAGAAGGGGTTGAATATGCGTGACACGGCTACAATTAATCAGCTTATTGTACTATCAGCAATGGAATCGTATAACTCTGTTCTCATAAAGGATGGAAAGCCTAGACGAGAGAGATTCCTTGCTTTACATAAAATGGCAAAGGAGCAATTAAAATCTCTAGACAAGCATAATGCAGAGCAACGTTTTAGAAAACTATCTCCAGGAGGTGACTCTCCTTTATTAGAGTAGGCTATATCAGCAAATTTTAAAACATAGGTCTAACGACCACTTTATAAGCGGTAATCCACAAGTTGGGTTGCCGCTTTTTGTATCCAATAATTTAAAAGAAGAATATGACAGACAGATTCAGACTTACATCACAGTTAGCCATCCTCCAAGAGATAGCCAATGACTATCAAGGCAAGACAATCGACAACATCATTCAGCAGATGGAGGCAAGGTTGGATGAAGTAATTAAACAAGAAACAATTTAGAACTATGGATAAGAAAGAGAAATCAATCAATAGTCATATTGATAAGGCTATAGGCTATTCAGATAAGGCTCATTACGAGTTGCAAACCGCTCTAAATATTGCTTTGGAAGGAAAAGGGTTTAGTAACGAGGAAAAGGAACTTCTAAGCGTTGACTTTGCAACAGGACCAGAAGAAGCCGTAGAGCGTGTTGCCGATGGTAGTTGTAATGATGAACATACAGGTGCATGGGATAGCCCAATTAGAGACTGCCGAATATCTGAGGTATATCGCATGACAGGTGAGCAGATACGTGAATATTTTAATTTGTGACAACTATGGATAAGAAGAAAGTTGAAGAGCTGATTGAGCAGATACAGAAGTATTGCGACCAAGCTTATAGCCCTAATTGGCAACCAAAGTCATTTGAGGAGTTTGTTAAGTTAGGCAACATCTGTAGAGAAGCTATCAAGGAGCTATCCAAGTCAGACTGGGTATCTGTTGAGGATGGGTTGCCTCCTTACGGAGAAGAAGTCTTTGTAACAAGCAAGATGGCTCCTGATAATGTTTTCAAAAACAGAAGAGTGGAATGCGCAACTGTCCCAAAAGATAGTAATGGCTTCATTATCTTATGGAAAGGAAGAATGGCTTCTATCACTCATTGGAAACCTATTGAAAAGTTGGAGGAATAAATCGCAAGTCTTGTGAGTTGTATGAACCAAAGTAAAAAGGGGTAGTTGCCGCTACCCCGAAAAAGATTCATTCTGCTTATACTAAGAAAGAAAAGCAAGTCCCATTTTTGGGATAGATGCGCTTTCCGTTCCTAATGATGTACTTGCAGAAAACACGAACCTTGTTGTCATTTGGATTCTTTTCCATCAAAAGTCCCTCCATCGTTTATCCAGACTTCTCTATCTGGGGGAATACTGCCCACTACAAAGCAGTACAAGAAAAAAGCCCCTAAGCGGCAACTAAGGGGCTTTGTAATCTCCTTGAACAGAGGAAGAACGGCGTGTAGTGTCGCCGATGGGGGACTATGATGTCCTAGAATCCGAGTGCAAAGGTAATCATTTATATGATTATATAAACAATAACAATGTTAATGTGTTTTAAATATGTTCTAATTTAGACTACTCTAAAATAATATATAAATTTATAGTTGATTATGAAAGCAGAAAATATAAAGTTCAAGGCTAAACGTCTTGATGGTAAAGGATGGGTAGAAGGTTACTTTTATGCCGAATGTGGTAACACTTACATCATCGAGGATAGGCAGAGTGAATCAATGCTTAATAGAAACGAGGCACATCAGGTTAACCCTTCAACAGTCTGTATGTTCACAGGACTGACAGACAAGAATGGAACACCTATCTATGAGGGGGATATAGTTATGTACAAAGATAACAATGCGGAAAGAATAGGCAATATTAATTGGGATAGTAAAGCTTTCTGCTTTGGGCAAGGTCTCTTAGTTCATTACTCTTCTGAAGATATGGTCGTTATTGGCAATAAATTCGATTAAAAGAAATAGCTTATGAAAATAGAAAACATAAAATTCAAGGCAAAGAAGACATTGGATGGGAAATGGATAAAAGGTGACTTGGTTCATCACAAAGATTCAGATAACGTCTGGATGACAGACTTTGAGAAACGGCTGACATCACCAATTGACCCCTCTACCATCTGTCAGTTTACAGGTCTGAAAGACTGCAAGGGTAATGAAATTTGGGAACACGACCTTCTGCAAAGCCAAGAAACAAAAACAATCTATGAGGTTGTTTGGTATGAAGATGGAGGTTTTGTTATTAAAGATTCAGTAGGTGGTGGGCACTTATTGAATTTCTTAGGCTCTATATTATCAGTATTCAAATTCAAAGTTGTTGGCAATAAATTCGAAGTAGCGTATGGAAAGACAAATAACAATTAGCATAGAAGAGTATAACAGGCTCGTTGATATGCACACGAAAAGAGAGGAACTTCCCGAAAAGATAGAAGTAAAGAAGTTCACATCAAAGTGGTGGAAATGGCTCAAAAGAGCATCGTATTCACTCTTTCACTACAACAAGAATGTTGAGCAACAGAAGCTCATCAAGCGTTGTATTAATGAAATGTCAAGTGTGTTCCTCGGTAATCTGTATGGTTATTGGCGAGGTGATTTATCTGACTATCTCAAAGATAGAAACAATTTTGAGTATTTTATGAGAAGTTACGAAAATGATGCCTATCGTCACGTAATGGAATGGTTAGATAAAAAGAAGTAGCGTATGAAGACTAAAAAAAAAGAAGAACTATGAAGAAGTGTGAATACAGAGTAAGAGCTATCACTATCAATCCTGATGAGGATATGGCATCTAAGCTAACAGAAGTCCTCAATGAGGAAAGTGGTTGTGGTTGGCAGTTGGTGCAATGGGACTTGATTCCTACAACTATGCTGATGACTTCATTGACAACGCCTTGCTTTGGAACTATAATGATTCTTGCAACTTTAAAGAAGGAGAAAGAATATGAAGATTAGACTAGCAAAGAAGATAATGAAGCAAGCTCGTCATCTAAGTACGGCAAGTGATTATTGGTACAGAAGATTAAGAGATTTTGAGTACAAAATATGCTATGGTTTTGTTGGTAAGAAAGACCACCGCATCACTAAGGCGATAAGTTTAACAAGTAAAAAGAAATGAGATATGAATGAGTTTACAAAGGTCTTTGCAAAGACAATAGAAGATGAAGCTATCAAGCAGATAGAAGTTCTATCCAATAGCGATGCTTACTCTGGTTGTGAAATAAGAATAATGCCAGATTGTCACGCAGGTAAAGGCTGTACTATTGGCACGGTGATAGAGCTGGACAAAAGAGTAGTTCCTAACACCGTAGGAGTAGATATAGGCTGCGGAATGAAAGTCGTTAGACTTGGTAAAGTTGATATTGACTTGCAGAAATTTGATGAAGCAGTCAATAAGTTGATTCCGTCTGGTTTTAATGTCAACGAGGGAGAAGTATCAGCCTACATAAACGGATTGGTTGATGGCTGTATGTTTGGCAAATTCCGTGCTTGGGATTGTCTTAACGGAATGGATATAGTATATCGTTCTGTTGGCTCTCTTGGCGGTGGCAATCACTTTATTGAGTTAGATGCAAATGAAGAAGGAGAAAAGTTTCTTGTGATACATACAGGAAGTAGAAACCTTGGTGTTAGGGTATGCAACTATTACCAAAAACTTGCCTACGAGTATTGTCGTAAGAAAATAGCAGATAAGTCTGAGGTTATTGCCAAGTTGAAAAGCGAAGGAAGAGAAAAGGAAATACAGAGTGCTATAAAGTTGTTAGGTACTAGAGACATTAGCAAGGAACTTTCTTACTTGGAGGGCGATTTGCTTGATGATTACTTAAATGATATGCGTATAGTTCAGAAGTATGCCGAGCATAATAGAAGAATTATAGCTAACAGACTCGTCAATGCTCTAGGTGTGGATATTGACCCAAATTCAGACAAGCATTCTTTTACAACTATTCACAACTATATAGATACAGACAAGGGCATATTGCGAAAAGGAGCTATCAGTGCAAAGAAAGACGAGATTGTCATTATTCCTATGAATATGCGTGACGGTTCTCTTATCTGTAAAGGTAAAGGAAACAAGGAATGGTTATACTCAGCCCCACATGGCGCAGGTAGATTAATGTCTCGTACACAGGCAAAGAAAGAGTTATCTATGGATTCTTACAAGAATGAAATGAATGGTATTTATTCCACATCAGTTTGTGAAGAAACCATTGATGAAGCACCTATGGCATACAAGCCAACCGAAGAGATTGTTGAGTTAATCAAACCTACGGTTGATGTCATTGATGTCATTAAGCCAATTTACAACTTTAAAGCAAAATCATAATGAGCAAGCAAACATTTGACTTCTCGGAGGCTCTGAGAAGAATGAAGGAAGGGAAGAAAGTGAGACGTAAGATTTTTGCGGACGGCACATACGCATACATTGATAAGAACTATCTCGGTTCAGAGGCATTAATGTATAATATCATAGGAAGAGCTACACCAGTTTTATGGTTACTTCCAAAGACTATTTTTTCAACCGATTGGGAGGAGGTGGAATGATGGAAAAGAAAGTATTGACCCTCACTGTCAGCAAGGAGTGGTTCGATATGGTAGTATCGGGCAAAAAAAAGGAAGAGTATAGGGTGATTAAAGGGTATTGGGCAAAACGACTTCTTTTAGTTCGCTCAGAACTTGAAGAGCCGTTTGAGAAGATGGGTAAAGAATGTGCTGAAAATTGGGATAGTATTAGCATAGAAATGGCTAAGTATTGCTTTAATAGCCCATACTACAAGACTGCGCCATACACCAACGTCCTCTTCATTAATGGCTATCGCAAGGATAGTCCACGAATTGAGAAGGAGATTGAGGGTATCACCATCGGTAAGCCTAAAAAAGGCTTATGCCCCGACAAGTGGCTTGATACCGAGTTTTTTATCATTAAATTCAAGTAGCGTATGACAAACGAGGAATTTTTCAATGCTCATATGGGTGAGCGAGTTCTTTATAAAGGTAAGGACATCGGGGCATACGTAGCAGGTTATGTAGAGGAAAAGTATATTATCTTAGGATTTGATGATTATACAGGCTGCATTCTGTGCTTCACTTCAAAAGTGAAAAATCTTTGTGACATATATTACTCATACCGATTCGCAAAGTTGAAGTATTTGGAAGTGATAAAACATCAGTAATATGGAAAAAGAAGAAAAATGTTGTGGTAACTGTCTTTGGATGGGACGCGAAGACATCTTAGGCAATGGATGGTGCTACAAAAAAGATTGCGAAACATCTTGTGATAAGGTTTGCAAGAAACATGAATTTTAAACTTTAAATATTTAAATGGAAAATAACAATTTAACATTAGACGAGTATCAGCAGTTAGCTCTAGAGACTGCTACTTATCCTAACCCTATCATTTATCCTACATTGGGATTAACAGGTGAAGCTGGTGAAGTTTCCGATAAGGTTAAGAAAGTATTGCGTGATAACGATTCTGTTTTTACAGATGAAAAGAAGTTGGAAATTGCCAAAGAGATTGGTGATGTACTATGGTTTTGCGCAACCCTTTCTCATGATATTGGATTCAAACTTAGTGATATAGGAAAAATGAACTATGACAAACTTCACTCTCGCCAATTAAGAGGAAAGTTGCATGGTAGCGGTGATAACCGTTAGTTTATGGTATGGTACTCTAAAGTAAAAGGTCTTACAGAGAAAGTAATTGAGTTATATCCAACGATGTCTTCAAGGGAAATAGCAGATATTACAGGATTTGCCAAGACTACTATAATTCGGTGTGCTGCAAAGAACAATCTAAAGCACACAGAAGAAACACAGAAAAGAATAGATGAATATGTAAGACAGCGGAGGTCTTCTGGTAGAAAATCATACGATTATTCTAAACTGAGTAAGAAGATTACTCATACAAGAAAGATGGAATCGTGGCGTGTAAGAAGCGGTCTAGAACAAAATACAAAGTATAAAGTTCGTATCACTCCAAAACGCATACAAAATGCAATGTATCATCTTAGGCAAAAGTATGGTTATTTCTATGAAACTGTTGACAAAACTGTATTATATTACGATTCACAAACAATACGTGTGAAAAACGAGAATTACTATACTGAAAAGTATGGAATCTCTTTTATTCAGGCTGACGAATAACTTCTGTGCATTATATGTTTAGGGGTGGCTACACATCGCGTGCGGTCACCCCCTTTTGTTTATAAATCAATAACCAAATAAAAACATAAGAAAAAACTAAGAACGTTTATGTAGTTTTAACTTCCAATATATCCAACCTAAAAATGCGAGAATGCCTATAAAAAGACAAACTGATGCTATCTTACCTATATTCAAGAAAGCTCTGTCAGTCTTTGATAGTTGCTTGCCAACCTCAACTTTATATGGAATCGAATCTCGTACAATCAAGGTATCTGATTTGTTTCTTACAATATATCTGTCTTTATATTGAAGATGGTGCTTGTCCTTGAAGACTGTATCACCTCTAATATAAACAGATACGCTATCATGCACATAGACGGAATCAGTCTTCAACAAAGAATCCGTCTTTACTACGACCCTATCTTTGTATTCTGTAACAGGAACATACTTAGTAGTAGTGCATCTACAGAACATTGATAGAATCAGCATTGCTACTGCAATAGCAATTACAACTCTTGTTATCTTATCAATCAGTTTCATAAGCTTACTGAATTACAATCGTTACTTTTTCCTTTTTATCCCAAGCTGTCTTCATGGTCTGAATGAGCTTGTTTGTCCAAAATCGAGAATCGCTAACCCATCCTTTCTTATCGTTTTTACCGATAAGAATACACCCCTCAGTATCTTTTGCAGAGTTACCGCTATGTATGCGTATTCCTTCAAATCCTTTGACATTCAGAAGTAATGGCAACATCTTCTTGAATCTGTTGGAGTAGGTATATACGCATTCATAACTGCCGCTTGGAATTGCAGTCTGCCCATACACCTTTTTTTTCTTGATTTCGTTCAACTCCATACTTTGGTTCAATCCTCTGTCTGTATCTTCAAGAGTATTGCATCCGAACAATTTGCCATTCACGTACAGACGGCTAATAGTATAGCCATCCTTTTTCCAAGCCCTATCAATTAGTACTTCCATTTTTGTTTTCCTCCTCTTTTTTATCAAACTCCTGATTCAATCTCTCCAATATCGGTTTCCAATAACTCGGCAATGCCTTCGCAAACTCAAACCTCAGAATGTAATAAATAACTCTGAATGCAACATTCTTAGGGTACGCCTTAATGAGATTTTTAAACGAATTGCATATATACACATAGCAGAATATATACGTAAGCATCTTAATCACAAATAATGCTTCTGTATTGTCGTTGCAACTTACCATGATTCCATACATGACATACACAATAACAATATACAAGAGCATCTCTAAAAGTGCGTTCTTGAACTTTGATGCAGAAAAGTTCTTGCATCGTACAACACTCACGCCGTCAGCTCGCATACCGCAGAAGATATTGAAGCCAAAGGCGATAACCAACGCCAAAACGAATCCTTCCGTTGGCGTTGCAAAGGCAAGTATAGCTGAAAATATAGTAACACCTATCTGCCGAATCTGTGAAGAATCTAATAAATCTGTCATAATCTGTTATCCTGAATAATACATAAATATAAAGTTTCGGTCTCCGTTTGCAAAGATAGCAAAAAAAACCGAAACTTCATTCAGAATAACGAAAAAAATTAGACTTTTAAATCATGATACGGCAATCCTCCGTTGTCCAAGAAAGAAATGCACTCATCGAAAATCTTACGTTCATAATCGAGCGCATTGATTTTAGGAAACCATTTCTTTATTTTTCCGTCATTGCGTTTAACCATTTCGCCCCAAAGAACGCACCAATCATTAATTGTGATGTTGTCGTTTTTGACTTCATGCCAATAATCTTTAGCAACATCCTTTGTGTGTAGCTGGTTAATGAGACAAAGATGTATATCTGCCATTTCTTCATCAAAATGGCACTCACCAATCTCACATTGAACTTGCTTCATCATATCAAGCATTACACCGTCATTCATTCCAACTTCGCAACAATCAGCCATTGTCGCAACACAATTCTTAATAGCCTGTATATCGTTGCTTGCCAATATGTTTTCAAATACCTTTTTCATAACCGTATATTTTTAGTGTTACTTCAAGAAATACTCTCTGATGTCGTACACACCATCCTTGTCTTTTAACAAGTCGAGTGCGAGGTGGTTGGCATACTTAACCAGATGCTCAGTGCCAATATCCTTTACGTCATCCTTTCCGAGTATCTTTGCGATGGTACATCCGTGGTCACTTACGACCTGATTCATTGCAACGTACAAAGCATAATCGTTGTAGTAAGGCTTCTCCTCTGTCGCAAGTCCTAGACCAGTCATTGCATTAAGCCACGTCTGCATATCCCAGGTTGCAGGCGGATTCATTCCGTTCACAATCTCTGAAGCCTCCTTCTTAGTGAGATAGTTCTTCCACTTTATTGCGCAAAGCTTATCAAGATACTCTTGCGCCAACTCTGGGTGCTTTGCTGCCATATCCTTCATCATGCAACGCATTGTGTTGCCGAATACGTGCATATACTTCACGTTTGCTGATGATGCCATCATTCCATACAGCTCATCGAACTTACTCATAATCTCTTTTGCTTCCATATTGTCTTGTATTTATATATGTGATTATTCTGCTGTTATCAGACTTTTCAACTCCTCAAAGTCAGTTTTTGTAAAGCTGATACTCTTCTTGCTGCCGAACAATATTGTCGTTATAATATTATCAGGCAAATCAATAGACAAAGTACCGCCATCAATGCGACCTTTGATAAAACCAAGGTCAAACTCATAGTTGCTTATATTCTCTAGCATCTGCATGAGGTCTGAGAATATGGTATCGGCATCAATGTTTCCGTCTTCATCGGCGATGAATAGGGTAGCGTTGTCAATGCTCTTGCCCCAACTATCCTTGTGCTTTGCGATGATGTTGTGTGAAGCTCGCTTCATATACACGGAAGGAATAGCCAGTGCTGGGTTCTCCTTCACCATATCGCTAATTCTTGCGTCTGCCCACAAATCAAGCGATGTAAGCAGTTTCTCTTTCAGTTCAGTTACATTCATTTCTTAGTTTCTCCTTTATGTGTTTTAGTGTACCAAGCGAGATACTCTTGCCAAGTCTTGTCGCTGTGGTTAGTCATATAATCGTTGAGCATAGCAGATTTTTGTTCCTCTGCCTGTGCCACCTCCTTTCTCAGCCGTTGCATTAAAGACAGATGTTTCTTCAATGCTTCCTGTCCTTGCTGAGTGCTCTCAATACGAGGGCGTATGATACGCAATTCCTCATCTTGAACCAGCTTAGACACATATTGCAAGCTATTGACATATTCTTGATTCTGCATCAAGTACTGACGTTGTGCGCCTGTAAGATTGTCCTCAATCTTATCAATCTCATCCCATAAAGGGGTGGCGGATTGCTGTGCTTGCATATTGATAGATGCTCGCTTCTGCTGTATTGCCTCATACATCTTCTGTAGCTCGGCATCCATCGTTGGCGGCTGTTGCTGACTTGTACCCATATCCAATAATGGGCTGTTCCCGAAATTCATCATAATCAATATCTTTAAAGTTGGTGATATATTATAGAGAGGTGAGAGGACATCCACCAACGAGGGCAAACACCCCTCACCAACTCATTTTTTCTTAGTCTTTTTTACGGACTTTCTTGCTCTGTTACGCTCCTGTAGTGGGCGTGGAAGGAGCAGTGCTGTTACAGCAATAGCTGCCGTAGCCCGAAATTACTGGCGTAGATGGGAGTACCAACTGGCCACGCAAGCAATTGCAAGTCTTCTCGTTCACGTAAGCCATCATAAGCTTCTCCTTGTAAGGAGTGAGGGCTTCCATAACGGCTACCTTCTTGTCGAGGTCACTATACTTCGCTTGCAACGCATCGTACTGGTCTCTCTGATTCTTGTACAGACCGAAGTCCGCATCAATCTGAGACTTGTACAGACCGAACTCAGCCTGCATTGCACGGCGGTTCTCAGCGTTGATAGCATCGTTAGCACCCTTATACATAGAGAACTTCTCAGCGATGTCTGTCTCGCGCATAGCGTAGAATTTGTTAGCGGTGTCGAGCTTCAAACCGAACATATCGGTAAGCAGCTTCACCTCATCAGCGCATTCCTTCTCCATTACCTGCAAGGCGGTTGGCTGATTGGAACTTGCGTTAGCTCCATAGGCGTTGATGTTCACGTTCTCAGGCATATTGCTGCCACCGAGTGAACCAAACACACTGCGGTTGTTACCGCCAAGCAACCAAGCACCAGCACCGAGTGCTGTACCGATGATACCAAGGGTAAGACCAGCATTGCCTGTTGCCTTAGAAGCATAATCATCGTGCTTCTTTCCCTCTTCGTAGATTTTCTTCTCTACGACCTTTGCATCTGTCATTTCCATAATACAATCTTTTGAAATCCTTAATATTAACTAACACTATTGTAACGTTACGGATGCAAAGGTACAAAGAATAGGGGAGAGCAAATATAACTCTATCACACTTTCTTTTAGTGGCTGATTATCAGAGATTTAAGGTGATAGTGGGTAATATCATTTTAAACCAATATATATTTTTGAAGAAATATTGTATATAATTTCTCCGAAATATTGTACTTTTAAACCCACGAAATCGGGGAAGTCAGAGTGACTGTTGCAAAAATTGCAACAGTCACTCACGCAAACTGAAACAAAAAAAAGAGAAGTAATCACTTACCTCTCTTTAACTTATAAGAAATGTTCAAAGTACAGATACAATCCTACTCCGAACCACATTGTCAACATCATAGTTGACACCGTTACCCAAGCTAAGAAGTACTTATTTACCTTTTTATATTCATAAGAAAGGTATAGATAAGCAATGAATGTGCTGTTGATGATTACTAGCATCGCTACTATAATCAAAGTACAAAACATATAATCCATACTCATATATGCTCGCTTATCCGTGCTGCGATAGGGCTGATACGTTATGATTTTCTCTTACTCTTAATGAAGTGAAGAATATCCCACTTCTTCCAATATCGGGTGTGCCCACGCTTCTTGCACTCGCCATTCGGGATTTCGCCCCTCGCCACCATCCTGTTAAGTGTAGCATCAGAAACGTGCAATTTCTCCTTGACTTCCTCGGTAGATAGCATCGGGTTGAGAGCATACGGCAGATAGTTCTCACAAAGGTCTTCTATCTCATCGCTACTCATTCCGCAAGCAGTTACCTTCTCCCCTCTCTTCTCTTGCTCGTCTGCTCGAAAACAAGAATCCGATAACGATTTTAATAACACTCCCAAGGTGTGATAACCAAATAACTTTCCCATATCATTATAATCTAGAGATTAAACTTTGACAGCCCTTGCCTGAGAAATACTTATCGGCAAAACCATATACATAAAATATAATGGTCATTACAAGTATTACAGCATTAGCTTCCACCATTTCGTTGGTGGTAAAAACATTCCAGTATACGATATGAATAGCATTTATCCCAAATAGGTAGATGATCATCGGAATACGCCATCTGTAGCAGAGCCAAAAGAATCTGCTCGCAATTATAAGTACAAGCGGATGGATGTAAACGGAAAAATAGATAAATGCTGCCGATACCCAATTCTCCTTAAACCATACGCACATTTCTTTTTCATGAGACGCAAATGTTACCATGCATGCAATATGAAAAAGCATGATAAACAGAGGCATCACTTCACAATAATACTTAAACCAAGTGAGTAGCTTTATGCTGTAGCCTCTACCTGCAAGGATAATGACGTTTATCATTTCGCTAACGTCCATGTCCTTAAACATTACTCTTGACAACTGTACAACACCGACTGATTGAACTAACCGATGGACTTCATCTTCTTCTTCTTTAGTCATAAGCTATTATATTTTAGTTGATTTAAAAGATTGATGCCGCAAAAGTACGTATTCTCTAATAAAAGCAATCGGTTTTTGATTAATTTTTGTGTCAAACTTTGTAAAAAGTAACAATTCGTAAGTTCCGTTACCGCTTCTCTGTTACCAAAATAACATAAAATGGTAACAAAATAGCGTTAGAACGAACAAGAATGCCATTCTAACGCTATTATTGTATCTACTATTGGAATTATCCTATCACCACTTCAAGGCTCTCCATATCGGCGAACTTCAAGCCGCAATCCTTAGCTGCCTTGAAAAGCTCCTTCTCGTCAACTGCCTCGATGGCTACCTCTACCTCCTTGTCGGCAAGTTCCTTGAAATACTTCTCGGTCTTCTGCTTCTGATTAAAGAAGTACTCATTGACCTCAGCGAACTTGGCTGAATCGTCCTTGGTGTATTCGTAGCCCTCATCGGCGTGCTTCTGTTCCAACTGCTGGCACTCCTGGAGCTTGCGCTGCATCTCATCGAACTTATCATCCTTCAAGCTCTCCTGCGCTTCCTCAACATCCTTGTCATAGGTGTCGGCTACGTGGCGCAGAGCCTTCATATTCTTCCAAACTCGCATAGCGGCATCATCGCTCATTGATGATGTCTTCAATGCCTTCAATGTTCTGTAGGCTGCAACAGCCTCGATTGTCTTAATCTTCTTCATTTTGTTCAATTCTTTATTTTTAAAATAATATTCTATTCTTTTTTGCAAAGATACGAAAAATATTCTGTATATGCAAGGATATAAAAGGAATTATTATAATACTTAAATTACTTATATTTTATTTCCATGTTATTCTTTGAACAACAATACTACCTACTGCTGGGTAGCTAGGTGGATTGTCTGAATGTACTCTCGTTCCTGCGGCACTACCTTTCTTCATAGAACCAGTAACTTTATAATTACTTACCTGTTTTCTTTCCTTCACGCCCGACTGATATGTAAAGGAGATGAAAGCTTCTATGGTATAATCTTGAGTAAGAACTCCATTTCCATCAAAAACAATATCAAATCCTTCTACAGGATAATTGTTCCAGCTTTCTCCATTTCCCACGTTTATCATTTGTTTGGTTACATAGACTGCTACAGTGAAGTGAACGGTGTAAGCTGCCGTCTTCTTGATTTGCAACGCAAAAAACACCTTACCCTCCGGCACGCAATATATCTCTCCATCACTCTGAAGCTTAGTGGTACAAATCAAGCCACTTACAGATATAATAGCATTCTTGACTATACAAGGTACTGCTGTAGCATAATACTCTTCGTGGCTATTCATGTGCTCTAAAACTTCATCAATAAGTCTTGTATTGCTCATCAGATTCGGGCATATCCATCTCGGTGCTGAAGTCTGCCTTTCTGTATTGGCATTTACCTCTTTGAATGTGGAACTGGATACACAGAGATACCAATTACTTACTCCCCTTACAACAAGTCCCAAACGATAATATCCATTATTAATATCGAGGATATTATTAATAGGTATTACATCTGAACCTACCATTCCGAGTGCTTGCCACGACTGGCTATATAAATCTGAGCCAGCCCATCTACACTTGAAGCTGGTATATAAGAGACTTGTACCTTCAAGGCTTACATTGAGGGCAGAGGAATCTGTCTTACCTGGTGACGTGCTGATGGTTCTAGTCTTGTAGCTATCCAATCCGATTACACCATTGTAGAATCCTCCTAAAGGGGCAGAGGTCTTTGCACTATACCCATCTGTTAATGTTTCATTGTTAACGAAATCGCCTAAACGATAGGGCGAACTGCTACCTCCTCTAGGTCTGGAATATGTCCATTCACTGGCAGCATCCAGTACATTTGTCAAGGAATATGTACTCAGGCTAAAAGATGAACCTCTCCGAAACTCATTGGTAAGTAATGAATTGGTGGTGAAATCCAGACCATAACGGCAGTTGGCTCTGTCTCGTTCTGTAATATTAAACGGCTTGGCTATGCTCATTGGCTTGTATTTTGCCCATTTATTGATATTGGCGGACTTGCACAATGTGGCAATATCATTACTCGGTTCTCCCAGCACCGACTTAACATCATCGATGGATATGGGGGGGGTGATTTTTCCGTTATTTACACTCATATTTCTTTCTTTTTTATCGTTATACTTTTTATATCTACTACATATCGGGCATAATACCACTACTAAATGGGATAAGACCCTTTGTAACCCATACACCGTTGGCTATCACGTATATCTTATATGACTTGCCGCTGGTAAGATTTCTGAATGTTGCCGTTTTCGTTTCGCCTGCCTTCATCGTTCCTATGGTATTGTAGTATTCTCCTGTCACCATAGATTGACCAGCTGACGGGTCGGTCTGATATACGCAATATACGGTTACGTTGTTTACCTGACTGGCATTGTCCTTCAACTTCAGCGTCACGATAATTCTGCCAAGCTGCTCTCTTGCCGTAATCTGTGCGAAGTTGCTTGCAACAGCTTGTGACTGGCTGATGATGGAGAGCTGCTTGCCTCCTGCCAGATTTGGGATGGCGTAGCAAGTCATCTGGTGAAGGGTGTGGACGCTGGAATAGTTGAATGAGCAGAACATCGGGAAGGCAAGGTAATCGCCTACCTGAAGGGCATTCTTGGGCAGCGGCACTGTGAATGTTCCCACACTGGATGCGGTGGTGATGAACATGAGGGTGGACTTGCTCTTGTCGGTGATGATGTAGCCGAAGTACTTATCCTTGAATGCGGCGAAATCGAAATAGCTTATCTGTGAGCCATCTGCCGATACAGGATTGAACAGGGTGAGTATCTGATTGGTATCACTCTCACGGATGAACACGTTGGTGGATAGATAGTCCTTCACCTCGGGATTGGCATTATGGAAGTAGCCTCTGAAATCTCCAAGGCGGAATGGAGAAGACGCACCGCCAGTTGGCTTGTCATATAAAGTGCCATATCCATTATTAGCCTTTGAATATTCCGCTACAAGGTCTTTCCAGTTGTTCTTGCCGTTTTCTATCGTGATATTGATGCCGTAGTTGCCATCCTTCGCCTTATACCAATCTTCAGGAAAGGGTGATGGAAATACGGTAGGCTTATACTTCGCCCAAACATTTATCTTCGGTGACGTACACAGCGTGGCAAGGTCGCCGCTGCCTTCTCCGAAGAGGTTCTTCAGGTCGTCGATACTGACGGGAGCCGTTATTTTTCCGTTTGCTAATGCCATACGCTTAATCTTTAAAACTTAAAACACTAGGCAAGGCAGCTCTATAAGAGCCACCCTGCGTTAATACTCACGATACTTACTCTGCTGCCTCGCTAGCCATATTGGTAGCGATAGCGGAATCAACCTCCGCTATCAATACTGATACCTCACTGAGCTTGCTCTGAGGGATGCCGCTGATGTTGTAGATCAGCTCGCTGCCGTTGGAGCTAGCGTTCGCGTTGCCGAGATAGTTACCATTTGCATCACCATAGATACTCATATCGATGCTGTCGATGTTGCCACCCGTCTTGTCAACATTGTAGGTGATTTCTACTCGATAGCCGCCCTTGGTGTAAGTGGCGGTTGTCTGTTCACTCTTCTTGTTAATTTTTAAATTCTCCATTTTCTAATCTAATTTAATAAATTAATATTCTTGTTATCTAATCTCTTCTTGTTACTGCTGCCCTGCTTTCCGCTCAATCGCTGAACCTCTGATTCGAGGAAGACCACCCGAGCCTTCAAACTGCTGACCTCATCGCCCACCTGCTCGATAGCACCGAATGCCGTTGCAATCAGCTTCGGAGACCAATAGTTGATTTTGTAGTAGCCCTTCTCGTCAGTCTCCACGATGTCCTTTAAGTGAGGGTTGCACAAGACGTGCTGAGCAATCCAACCGATAGACCTTGTGTTGTCCTTCTTCCAGGCAAAGCCGAACGTGCCACCCATTGCCTTGATGATACCGAAGTAGTCCAGCTTGCGCAAATCCTGCTTCAGACGTATATCTGAGGATGAGTAGGCAGTGACACCTCCATGAGCAAGAAGCCCCCCTTCTGTTTCGATATTTACATTAGAATAAAACTTGGCGGTTGAGAGTTCCACCGATTTTGTATTCTTTCCGCTATCGTCAGAGGCGGTAAGGGCTACAGTCTTACCCATCACCTGCGTGGTATATCCATAGACAAGCGCACCTCTACCAATATCTACGCTATTCCAGCTAGCCATTGCTATCAACTGGATTGCCGTACCACCAGTATTTTTTCCATAGAGGTATGAGTTGTTGCTCATCGTGATGTTATCCACACCTGTAATGCTTCCGCTCACGTTAGCCGTACCGTTAAATGACTGCCCCCATAGCGAGCGTGCCGTTACAAGTTGGTCTGCTTGCTTCACGATGCCAATTCTCGTAGCACCATCAAGCAAGGTGTAAGGGCTATTCCCTGTGGTTGCTGGCAAGCTTTGAGCCGCAGAGAACGATGTATTTGTCACCAAAGTTCCTTGGCTTGCGAAATCGGCAGACGTGCGTCCTGTCTTCTTGATGATTGTGTAAGACAGACATCCATATTGACCTTGGCAATTTCCCCAAAGTTGAACATTGCCAGTTGCATTGTTGTAGTACACACGCAACCTTGAAGACATGTTTCCAACCAACTCACGCAAGGATATGCTAAAGCGGTATGCCCCAGAGTCCTTCGCTCCATTCTGACGGATTTTCAACACGACAATCGAATAGGTATCGTTATATCCGTTGGAGAAGAGGAACGTGAAACTTCTATCATCATATTGGTTGCCTGTGACGGTAATGTCAAACAACTTCGCCCAATAGTGGGAAAGGCTTGCGGTGTTGCTGTTTACCGCTCCCGACCATACGATGTTGCCTTTGTGCCAACCATCGAGCAAATCCGCATTGAGGTTTGTCCATTGTGCGGTATTCGAAGCTATGTGATTCGAGCCGTTGTAACCGAATAGCATACCTCCCTTGCCGAACTTCACCATTCCTGCGTTGTTGTTGCCAACGCCCATCAAGCCGATAGTGTTGCCACTGTTACAATCACCAATGTAGCAATCATCGCCAATGAGCAATCCATTGTAAGCACCATTCAATGCGCTTGCCGCAATCCTAAGCTGACCTGTGAGCGTTCCACCTGTCAAAGGCAAGTACTTTGCGGCGATGGCATCCACCTGTGACTTCGTATAAGCATCAGTAATGCCATACCCACTTATCGTTGTCGGCTTGCTTGTGAGTTCTGAGAAGGCAAGGCTGTTCTTGATTGCAAACGAGCCGAAAGCACCCTTGTTGCAATAGGCGAGGTTTGAACTTGTGCCACTATATGCTCCGTTCCAGTGAGCTATGAAGCTCATGTCAGGAATGATGTTGCCATCGATAGATGCGTTAGTCCATCCCGAAGTGCCCACCACAGAAAGGCTCTTCTTCGTGTAGCTCTTGGTGTAGGTGATGGCTGTTCCACTGGTGGATATGCCAGTCACGAACACATTGCTTCCACTTGGCTGAGTAACCGAGCGCAAGCCATCCGTAATGCCAAATCCCGACAAAGTGGTTGGCTTGTTGGTGATATAGCTCCACGCAAGGTTTCCTTGGAACGCCGTGAGAGCCTTGATGTGTGGAGCAATAAAGTAGGCATCGCCTTGGTTCGTCACGAACGAAAGGCTTGCTCCTACTCCTATAGTGTCATGGTCAGTATAAACCAATGCAGCCGATTGAACGCCACTTGCATCAGGGTTCTCGCTAGTTGAGAAAACCAATTGCGGACCGCCATCGCCATAGGACAGCTTTCCAGCCGACTTGATGTAGTTTGCATCGTTGCCATAGGTATATCCATAAATCACCAAGCGATTCTGCTCAGCCTTGTAGCTTGTGTTGACGGTGACGGTAGCCTTTGACAACTTCAAGATGTTGTCTATCTTGGTGATTCCTGTCAAGGCTTGCTCGGCACTGCTGCCCTGCACCCGTGTCGTTCCCACATAATGAGTATGGTTAGACAAGCTGAATGTGCTTCCCTTTGCCAAGGTCAAGGTATGCCCACTTACAGATGCAGCCGTAACCGCATTGCCCGAGCCTGTTACGCTAACGGCGTTCACACCGTCCGTGATACCATATCCACTGAGACTTGTAGGCTTTCCGCTGATGTTGCCCCAAGCAAGCTCCTCGGCGAAGGCAAGTCTCTTCCAAACCGTCCAGCCTGCTATATTGTCTCGCTTGCTACGATAATACAACTTGCCTACGTTGGTGTCCGTTCCGTCCGTCTTGGTTTGGCTTCCCGACCATTCCATACCAAGCTGACCACCGCCGTGTATTCTGCTGACAACCTCCAAGATGTTTCCGTATGTAGTCGGACCACCGCTGTTGTAGTAAGGGCGCACGCTCAGACGGCTATTTGTGTATTGTGTAGCCGTGATAGTTTGATTCGCCCCCACGGTAATGAAGTCGTGCGTATGCCCATTGAGCGAGAATGTAGAGCCTTTTGTGAAGGTTATCTTTGTTCCACTCTTCGACACGCTAGTTACGGCATTGCCTGAGCCTGTGGTTTCAATGCTTGTTGCGCTACCACCCTCCAAGCTGGAGATACGAGAATCAAGAGCCTTGATGGAGTAGGCAGAGGCAATCTCACTCAGCGATTCTGATGTAAGCTTCAAGGCATCTGCATAGCTCTTTACACTACCATTCAACCCACCACCACCTGACGAGCCACTACCTTCACCATAGGCGGTAATGCCACCAGTAGCATAGAAGTTAGCTGCGGTTGTACCATCAGACTTAACTACTTTAATGGCAGTATTAGCTTTATCATAAACTAATCTGACATCACCAATTTGCACATAAACACCATCAGTATTAGCAATAGTTATACTGCCATTTACATCAGCATTACCATTCACGCTATTGCCCCAAAGCTTTCTTGTTGTTCCCCAATAAGAAGTTACTATGTTGGCAGTACCATTAAACGATGTTCCGTTTATAGTTCTAGCATTCTGTAATTTAGTAGCACTTCCAGCATTACCAGTAATTGAAGCAGAAGATGTAATGAACCCTGCTCCATTAGTAAGCTGATTAGTATTATTTGGAATACTAATAGACTTTACAGCAGAACCATTATAAGAACCACTACTATAACCGCTCCAAGAAAGAGCATTAGCAACTTTTGATGCAGATGCTACATTGTCAGTAACTCTAGCAAGTCTTACCCAAGGAGCAGCCCAAGCTGCATCATTACTTATCTTGCCTCCAGCTCTAGAACGGACATAAACTTCAGTAGTGCCAGCTTTTATAGCAAACTGAGTTTGCCACATATTAGGAGAAGTTGCCGTATTATTACTATCAGTATAAGACAGATTAATATAATGATGCCAACCAGCTTGTCCATTAGGATTAACATAACCATTCAACGTTTGATAGTTAGCAGTAGAACTAGCATAAGGTGCTGCAATATAAGACATACCCATACTATTCCCGTGTGTTGCAATATCGTTAAAATTGTTTCCAACACCACTAGGAAAAGCTCTTACTAAATTCAGTGCTTTAGAAGTTCCACCAATACTAATAGTAACCTTGTTTGCAACATCAGAAATACTGAAACCAGTAAACAAACCACTAGCGTGATAATTATCTACCATATCTGCGTTATGAGCAGTAGCTTCATTTTTAACCCAATTCTGAGTTGCATAAGCTGCGAGACTTTGATGTGTTGTGAGATAAGTAGCACCTTTAGTAAATGTAACTTTTTTACCACTTTTAGACACAGCAGTAATAGCGTTTCCAGTTCCGCTTACAGCTATCTCATTAACATAACTATCAAGGGACTGATGAGCAGTTAAGAATGTACCTTTTGTGAAGGTAATCGTACCAGTACTTGCATCATATGTTGCGCCTGTGAGGGCATTTCCGCCAGTTGGCACAGACACGCTGATACTAGGAACAGCACTTGCTACATTCTGAATCTCCGAATAGAGCTTTGCTACTGAGTATGCAGAAGCAATCTCTGAAAGGTTTTCCGTAGTAAGCCTGATAGCATCAGCATAAGCCTTGACAGAGCCATTGAGACCACCACCGCTTGATGATGATGCTCCAACACCATAAGCGGACACACCACCACTTGTGTAGAGGTTAGCCACCTCTTCGGTCGTAGTATTCGTAATCTTCAGCGCCTTATTAGCTGCATCATACTCCATCTTGATGTTACCAATGGAGATATACTTTCCACTAGGCACGATGATGCTTCCATTGATGTCAGCAGTGCCATTGAACGAATTTCCCCACAATTTGCGAGCATTCGTGAGCTGGAGAGCCTTCTTCGCTGAGCCGTTGGTGAAGTAGCCCTGCAAGGTGGTGATACTCGTCTTATTGGCGGATATGCCCGAAGCATTTACCCCTTCTGCCTTTTTCGCTCTTGCTACCTCGTCAGATATAGACTTGTTGATTCCGTCAACAATACCGCTCAAAGTGTCAGTCTGTGCAATATTTGCGAGGAAGCTCACTACCTCGTTCCACTTATTGATAATGCCGTCCGCAGTCTCCTCGTCAGTAGTCATAAGAGCATACCAGTCGTAGGCACTATCCCAAGCTGTCTGTTTTGCAGTAGTAGGAATAGAGTAACCAGAAGCAAGACTGATGGCAAACGTACCACTTGTTGTGATGGTCTTTGTTGCACAAGTCAAACCAGCAGGAAGAGTAAGACTAACAGATGTAACAGTACCAGTATTCTTTGTATAACCGCTATCGTTAGTAAGTTGGCTTACCTTCGTGATGCGGTCGGTGATTTCAGCCCACTTATGAGTGTGCGCACTAGGTGCAAACGTAGATGGTTTGCCAGTAATGTTATTCCAAGAGAGATTCAGACCGCCAAGTTCTGTGGCTATGTTGTCAATTCGGCTGCTGAGAGCCTTGATAGCATAGGCATTCGGAATGCTAGTCAAGTCCGCATCCGTATAGTTTCCCTCTATGATTCTCGCATAGCTGATTACGCTTGCATTCAAGCCGCCACCGCCTGAAACACTACTTGCTGCTCCGTATGCTGTGATGCCGCCTGTGGCATAGAGATTACCATCTATCTTGATAGCCTTGTTGGTCGCATCATACGTGAGCTTGATTCCGTGAAAGGAGATAGCACCCTCGAATGTAGCATCGCCCGATACACCAAGTTTGGAAAATGGTGCGTTTGGCTTCAGCGACACAAGGTCAGCAACGCTCGTTCCTGCACTTCCTGCCTTCCAAGTCGGCTCGAAGAAGGTGAGGTATGCGCCAAGATTCTTCTCACTGATGATGAAAGATGTAGGGTCTGCGTGAACCTTTCCGTCCACGTCCCACCAGATAGCCCCGTTGGCAAGGTAGCCAGAGCCATCGAAGCGGACGAGGGAGGTTGCAGGGGTAAGATTTCCGCTATTATAGTCCTTATCCACCATACGACCGCCCCACCACGTTGCGATACTCTTCTTTCCTCTATTCGGGTCTATAGCTCCATTGATACCGCTCTGAACGTTTCCCTCTGCGTCTCTCAAAGCGAGGAGTGTTGTCATCACAAGACCGCCATCAATGTCTGTAGTCTGACCGAGCGCATCCTTGATATACTTGTAGCCTGCAAGGTCGGTAATATTCTGCTTCAAGTCACCATAAATCTTGCTGGTAATATAGGCGTTCGCCAAACCCAGCTTGTCGTAAAATGCGCTGTATGCTGACTGGAAGTTGGTGAACTTCGTTCCGACAGCAGATACGATGGTAGCCTTGCCCTCAGTATTAGCCGCATTATATCTTGCCGAAATATCGGAGAGATACGTGACGAGTTCCGTCTTGGCAGTCGTGAGGGTAGTGAAAGCAGTATTAAGGTTGGTGAGTTCCTTGGTGCTCTTCAATACCTCTGCTCCCTTCACTTCATTGTACGATTTCTCGGCAGCTGCGAAAGCATCTTCAAGTCGCTTGGAATCCTGCGCCATAGCCGCAATCTCAGAAGGCTCTAGATAGCCATCTGTTACGTAGTTATCGAATGCCTTTTTGTTGTCAGTTACGGTAGTTCCTAATTTGCTGATGTCACCCTGCGCCTTTTCTGCCGCCTTCTGAGCCTTCTCTGCTGCCGTCTTGGCTGCGTTGGCAACAGTATCATCGGTGTACTTAACCTTCTTTGTCCAATCGTCTGCGCTAAATGAAGCATTGGTCTTGGTTGCCACGACAAGCTCGCCCTTGGAATATGCAACACCACTGAGAGTATATGCCGCCTCCAAAATCCAAAGGTCACGTTCCGCATAGGATGCAGGCTTGCTTACATAGATACTGGATTTACCATCTATCTTGTCAAAAACCTCAGTAGGTACGTCCTGCTTATCCCATTTCGTACCATTCCAGAAGAAAGTCTGGTTGTTGCTTGTGTTATACCACAAGTCTCCCTTGTGCTCCTTCTTCGCATCATCGGTAGTCCAGGATGCGCTCGGGTCAGAAGGCTGATACCAAGTCTCAGCCTTCTTGTCGAGCTGGTCTCGTATTCCATTCAAGCTTTCCTCTATGGTCTTGGCGAATGCGTTGAGGTCGGAATCGTTAGCCTTCACCCATTCCGATGATGTAAAGCTGCCAGTAGTTCTGCCCTTTATGCACACCATCAAAGTCTTGCCATCATCTCCGCCGCTAGCCCACAGGTCGCCCTCGTCATAAGGAACAGTAGGCTGAGAGGTGAAAACGGTACGCTTTCCATCTGCCGTGTCCTGCGCCTTGCTTGCTGCGGTCATAGCAGTGTTGATGTCGTTATCCTTGATTCTCGCCCATGCCGTACCCGTCCATCGGTATGTGTAACCTTTTGACGTATTGTAGAACAGGTCGCCAGCGTGCTGCGACTTCAATGTATCGGTAGTCCAGTCAGAAGCAGGCTTATTCTGAGTAGTAGGAGCATAGTTGTAGAACCATGTCTCCACTTTTTCATCAAGCTGCTCCTTGTAGCTAGCCATATCGTTTTTGTACTCTTCCTTGAAGGTATTGAGGGCAGAATCATCGGTGTACTTGGAAGCCTTAGTCCAGTCAGCGATAGCAAATGACGAACCTTTTGCCTTGGCAGTCTGGCAGCGCAGGATTTCATTCTTGTAGATGCTACCATCTGTAGGATAGGTAGCGTTTACCCAAATATCGCCCAACTGATAAGGCGGAATAGGTTGTGTGCTGAATACCTTCATCTTGCCGTCTGCGGTCTCCTGCGCCTTAGCAGCATCTGAGAGAGCCTTGGCAATATCGGTGTCCGTGATGACTGTCCACTTATAGGTACTACCATCCTTGGCAAAGCGGTATGCCTTGCCCGTCTTATTGTCGTAATAAAGGTCGCCCAAATGGGTATCTTTTTCCTTGTCGGTAGTCCAACTGCTGGCTGGCGCATTCTTCAAGGTAGGAACGCCCTCGTAGAACCACGTCTCGATAGCACCATCAACCTGATTCTGAAGGTCGGCTATCACCTGCGAGTTCTTTATGAGATTGTTCACCTGCTCCTCGGTCAAGCCCTTTGCTGAGTTCTCTTTAATGTATTGAGACAATTCTTTACCATCCACGGTAGATTTGGCGGAAATCTTGCCTTTAACAGATACCTGCTTGGCTGCGCTGTCATACTTGATGTAGCTACTACCCTCATAGCCATTCTCCTTAGTAGGTCGGTCGCCCACATACATATCGCCATAGACGTTAAAGAAAGCCTTGTTGGTCTTCTTGTTTACACCATACTCTACGTATTCTTTGTTGGCAAAAGAGTAGCTATTGATGCCGTGATAGAGGCTGACGGATGGAGAATAGGTATCTACCGCAGAGAAGATAAGACAGTTCTGACGGTCAACATCGGTTCTGTTACCACACTGGTTGAGCACATCACCATTTGCAGGAATATCGCTTGCCGTAGCGCAATCGGTATCCGAGATGTCGATATAATGATACTTCTTTCCTTCCAACTCCACAGGTTCCTCATCACGACCGATTATCAAACGCCAGTAAAAGTGATTACCCACCTTATGGTAAGTGCCCTTGCGAACGTTGAATGACTCAGAACGCACCTGGTCGCCAATAGCGAAATCATTATCTACGGAATCACCTTCCTGCTCTGCTAAGAAATAGCAACGATAAGCCTTCTGTGATACATTATTATATGTCACAGTAACCTCTTCTACCTTATGAGCCACCACGCCTCCAGCAGGAGACAGAATCTCCTTACCACCGATGGTGGAGGTTTTCTTGATTACCAACTCCTCGAAGATAGCCTTCATTCTCACCTCCAGGTAATCTGTGATGAGATGCGAGCGACCTTCTGTATCGGGAGTCCACGAGCCTCCGTTCTCGGAATTGAAGTTACCGACAAGAAAACCACTTAAAAGCTTCTGAATCTTCTCCCAAGTGATAGTACCTTTAGCGGTGTCATCGTTTAATTTAGAGAGGTACATCTTATCTGCTATACCAGCATTAAAGCTATTAGCATTACTACTACCAACAATACTAGATAGAGACTTAACAGTTTCTCCTTTTACTGCATCAATAATCTGCTTTGTATCACTCTTTGTAACTTCCAACGAATTTACAAGCTCAATTTCAACTTCTGCCAGCTCATCGTTATCAACCTTTACTGAATAGTTGCTGACGAAAACTTTGTGACTAATAAGATTTCCATCGTTATCATAATCACCTTGTATCTGAATTGACAGTTTTGCATTCTCGTTTAGCTTGCTTGCAAAGTCAGGATTCTCTTGCAAGAATATGCGAGAAAACTTAACAGAGTAGTTAAATTGGTCTGTATTGTTTTCGCTCATGTGCTTGACAAGAGCATCATCTAGTCTTTTTTCTGCTGCCGTTACAAGAACCTTTGGTGGTTTGATGCCTGTGATGACAAACAAATCTCCCTTTTGCGGTTTAAAGCCAGCACTCGCGTTTGGCATTACGATACCTAATGTTGATGTGTCTTTCTGAACCGCAATCCATAACTCTTCTTTCGTTGAATCTTGGTTTGATTTGTTATCCTCAACGTATGTGTCGTTAAGAATATAATCACCTTTGCTATTCATTTTTCCATTATCTGACTTCAAATTTCCATTTCCGTCAGTAAGTACATTGTTATAGCACTTATTTTTTGTGCTATTCCAATAGCAGTCAATTGTAAACGAACAAGCAGGGCATCCGTTACTCTTAATTAGATTTATCTTTGCAGGTTCACTAGCCAAAGCATGTGCAAACAAGTCAAAGCCAAAATCTCCATTAAACTTATGTAGCTTTATATAGAAATAGTTATGAATATATTTTCCGTTACTATCCTTTACATCGCTATCTTCTTTATCGAAAGCAACATCTGCAATCTCTCCGAATAACTGTCCTTCCGCATTTACAATTCCCTTGATAGTTGGTTTTATACCATCAAAAGTAACAGTTCCTTGATGAGGATTTCCTTTCTTGTACAAGTTTACAAACTCGTAATATCCACTACCGCTTGGCAACTTGTGGGTGTTATTCAAAGCATAATAGAAACGCTCTGCACCTTTCGTGTTGCGATATATAGAAGGCATAAGTACCGATGATGGGGCTATCCATACTCTATCAGTAACAACTACCTTTGTTGCATTATCATCAGTTCCAGTATAAACCTTATTGAATCCGTATCTGTCACCTTCTTTTACAAATTGATAGTCGTATTCAATGCAATTTGCCTCGCTGATTACACTTACATTAATACCAGCATCACTGTAAGGAATGTACTTGTCTCCATTCTTCCATTCATATTCCGATTTTGACTCGTATAAGAACTCAACACTTCCACTAAAAGCTGCATTCCAACTATCCGCGCCATAAAAGTCATTAATGCCAGCACTATTTTTGTACACCTTGCATTTGTAAGAAAACTCAGATTCTATAGATAATGTAAAATCTCCATCCTCTTCAAATGTGTACGTGCTAGTACTACCAATACTCATTCTTTTAGAGATAGTCTTATATAATTCTTTTCCCTTGAATAAGTATATGCTCTTGACGGCATTTCCGACCTTCGTTATATAGTCTTTTCTAGAAACAGAGCTATTAAGTTCAAAGTCAAACCCTAAACTCGTCAAATCTATCGTCTGACCTTTTATCGCGCTGATTAAAATATCAAACGAAAAGATACAAGTAACTGTTGGGTTAGATTGACTATCAGCCTGCGTCAAGTTTGATGGGGTAGTAAATCTATCAAATGTCTTTGAACTTACATCTACACTTCCGTTATAATTCTTCCCATCCTTGCTTTTATAAAGGATGAGAGTATCATTATATCTTGAATCTTTAAGGAACTTTGATAATTCTACACTAACTTTATCCTTGCTGATATTCTCTGTATTGAACACTGCCTCGCCAAACTCATCATCATTAGGATAATAATATGGCAGGTTATCAGATGAACCGTAACCTGTTATCATATCAACTATCTTATAGTTCGCATTCTCCTTAGATACAGAGATAAGAGCATCACTACTACCATATTTAATAGGTGTATCGGTTAAGTCGTGCTGTACCTTGCCGACATGGCAAACGTTGCCATCCCAGTAGTAATCAAGTTCAAAAGTTGTGTTGACAAGTTGTAAAACATCAGTTAAATATTGGTCTTCAAATGACACTTCCTTAACTTCATCTGTTCCATACCCTTCATCAACAACAACGTAATATCCCTTGTATTTATCTGTAGGGCGATACAATCCGCAATATGCCATTGAGCTATTGACGCGAGCAACAAACTCATTGATAGTTCCACCAAACGTGAACTTTGTCTGATTTGAGCGGTATCTATCTTTGTTCTGTGTATCAACATCATCAACGACAACATCAAAGAACAGAGTGTTATCAAGCAATTCTCTTCTGGATGTGAAAGTGATTTCGCTCTTCCACATTCTAGACGAATTATCCTTTGTAGAGTTTGGTGTATAGGACGCAAAGAATCTATCGCCATTGTACTCCACGAACTCTTCCTTCTTCCATTGCAAAGGCTCAGATGAATATATTGTAGCAGTAAGGGTAGGAGCACCACCCATACGTTTTGCATCGTAGGTATATGATGATACAATAGCAGGGTTAGCTTCCGATGGGAACAAACCGATAATTTCATTACCAGTGTTCTCATCGTAAGTCAACTTCTGTATGTATAATGATTCTGCCTTCATGTTTATTCTTTATTATTGTTTGTATTCTTTGTCATTGCGGTAATCTCAGCTTGTTTTTCGGCACGTTCATCTGCCTCTTCTTGCTGAGTCTGCAATCTTACTTCCTCGTCAGGTGCAGAAACAGTATTCTTTTCAACACCAGTCTTAGTAGAAATCAAACCTGCACCGCTCAATGTACAAAGCATCTGATTCCATGCACTTTCATCGAATGGCTGCCAAGGCTTAAATGATGTACTGATTCTCATCTGCTTAAACTCAGTGATAGCAGTAGGATTCTCGCCGCTTGCAACCAACTGCTTTGCCAATCCTTCCTTGAACAATCTTGAATGTTTGCTGACGAAATTCTGCCATTCAATAGCTGCATTGTTAGCCTCCTCAATATCCAAAGAACGTGTCATCTGAATTGCCAAACCGCTTATATCGCCACTAGACTTAATATCCTTTGGCAAGATAAATGTACATCCTGTAGCAATCTGCAACTGGTCGAGAATTGATTGCATGAACTCAATCATGTTCTGTGGAGAAGGTGGAGTTTTAAACTCTGCGCTTCCATTTCCTTCAATGCTTGTATCATTCAAGATGATAGAACCAGCAATCTTCTTTGCGGTTTCATTGAGCTTACCCTTGATATAAAGGATTCCCCATCCGTGACGTTTTTGGATGACCGCAAACAGATTATAGATAATCTCGAATAGCTCGATAAGGTCTTGACCGTTATTCCAAGCAACATCACCACGCTTTGTAACAAGTGGACTCTCCGAGAATCCGTGTTCTTCCTTGCTTTCCAAGCACCAGCCTTTCAGTACTTCGTTTGTATCAACGTTCTGAACGAATACATCTGTGAAATGATAATGATATGTCTTATCGTATGCATCAATGTGTCTTACATTATCCTCTGTGCGATAATACACGCAATCAAGAAGCGGTTCTCCGTTATCGTCTTTATGGGTAATAATCTGATAGCCATCTTCATACGAGAATAGCCTACTTTTTACTTCGTTATCCTCATTCATGTAAACGAGTAAGCCAACATCACCATAACTCTGCTGAATACGTATAGCTTGCATTTCGATACCATCCTGATTCGTTTCATCCCAATGCCATTTGAAATCGGCAAAGTTCTTTTTGAGTTTATCAGTCGGATTGCTGTCATGTAGTATGTGATTGCGCTTGTTACCACCTAAACAGAGAGCTTTCTTATCAACAATGCGCCGTTGCATAGGAATGCCAAACTTCTTAAACTCAATCTCGCAATAACTGCCATCATCAAGCTTGCAGCATATAGAAGGTAAGTTCGTATCAAACAATACCCTGTGAGAATAAGGGTCTAACTCCTTCGCAAAACGCTCTTGACTAACAACTATCTTGCTAATATTCGGAAGCTGTGCCTCTTTACGGAAGTTTGTCTTAATATCCGAACCATCAGAAGAGTCATTGATGGTAATAGAGCGCGAACCCCTCAAAAACGGCTTTTTCAGAAGCAATTTTTGAGGATTCTCCAAAAAATCATTGATTATGTCTTGTCTCTTTCTACTCATCGTTATTGTCGTTTAATGATGGTTCAACATCGTTGTTATTTTGTGAATCGTTATTCTCTTGTGGGTCAATCAAACCGAAGTGTCTGCAACAAGCCTTTCTTGAAGGCCAGTAGTTACATTCTCTATTGGTAGTAGGGCAAACAATATCATGCTTGCTTGGTACTACGATGATTCGCTTCTGCTTCTGTGACTCTTCCATTTCGAATTTATCATTCAGCTTTACACGTATATCAGTCTGCATCTTCAATGCGTCCTTCGGTTCAAGATTTCCATCACTAAGAGCTTGGTCTATCTTGTCGAGCATTTTAAGAAGCTCGTTTTTGTTCTCTTCCTTGGTGATAGCGTTGTTATTAACATTTCCGATACCGAAAGGTTCTAGAACATCTAGCAGTTTCTTGAATCGTGGAGTTTCGTAGAATTTCGCTGCATCCTTTTCACTCTTACGATAAGCAAGACGATACGCTAAAGTCTTATCTTCCAATGCGTCACATAGGATAGCAAACGCAATATCTTTCTCATCGCATTTATCCCAGTCAATCCGCACGGATTCAAGAATCATTTTTATATTTTCCTTTTTCAGCATATATTCTAAAATTAATAGTACAACGTATCATCATAAATACTCTGAACATTAGGATTCTTTTCTTCAACATCTTGTGCTGCAAGTCTGAATCCCTCCTGTAGCTCGCTACCATACTCCATATTCAAACATGGGTACATTCTCATTGCGCAAGGGTCGAGCAAGTCCATAGAACGGTCTTTTCCAAGATTTCGGTTCATTTCCTTCTTGCTCTGCAACTTCTTCTTTCCACTCTGCATCTTATCAAAGCGAACTACCGCGCATTCTTCCATGAACTCATTCTGTATGGAAACTCTGTATTTGAGGTTTTGATGCGTATAAACCGCATTTGCAACCTTATCAGAGAAAGTAAGCTGCCCTCGCTTAATCATGTAGCTCAGCCGCAAGTAACATAGGTCTTTTATTGTCATAGCAGACAAATAATAAATTCCCATTGCCTTTGCTGCTGATATATAAGGGATAGCATCGGGTATATAGTCATTGAAATACCTACCTGCCGTGGCATCATAGATAATATGGCTTTCTGCTACTCCATCACTTGCCGCGAATAATCTAGCTCTTTCCGCATTAATTCGCGGTGTCGAGTGCATAACGATTTCGTAATTGACAACGTGGAATCCATTCCACGACAACATCAGAGTATTATCCTTTCCGTAATCTGCCAAGTCGATTGTTATCCATTTGTCACCATTTACGGCTGGGTCTTTTACGAAGCAATCTCGTGCCGCTTGGCTAGGAATCGGTATATCCTCATCCTCTTCTGGGTCAACATTGAAGTTACCCTCCATAAGAGCTTGTGCCATTCTGCCGCCCGATGCAGCTACAGAACCTAAATAGCCAGAGTTGTTTTCAAGCATCTTCTTGTTTGAACCAAGTTTACCTTGATAGAAAACAAAGCTCTTAATCATTACTTCATATCCAAAGTTGCCGCCAATGGTTTTAAGCTTTCTGTCTATATCTATTTTACATTTCTCATAGACTTCTCGCTTAGACATCCCCCAAACAACATCCTTAACAGTCGGTCCTGCACAATAGAAATATCTGACTACACCATCACGCTCTGGGATGATAAAACCATCTGGACCAATATACCAATCAAGGAATATTCTTGTCCAGTGGCTACGCTTCGGGTTAAGTGTTGCAAAGAACTTACCTGTAAACGTCTTGCTCTGACCTCTGTTTCGAGTCATAACGTATGAGAAAACTTCCCAAGTCATCTCCGTCAACTCGTCAATCGCAATCAAATCGTACTCCCATCCTTTCGCGCGCTCTCTCAACTTATCCATATTGGAATCGTCAAGATACGTCAAATCGACAAACGTTCCATTCGGAAATGTAACGCGTGGATTCTCGCTCTCTCTGACTTTTACAAAATCAGCTCCGAATATCTGTTTAAACTTCTCTACGAATCCTCCACCTGCTTTTTGATTACCAAGTGAACGGCGTGAAATCATTGCACGAAAATCTGGGTCGGTCATTAACGGCTCTGCCATCGCAAGTACAAGACCATACGATTTGCCTCCTCCGAGATTTCCGCCACCAAAAACAACGTCAACGTTGCTACTTGCAAAGGACATTTGGAATCCCTCTTGTGGTCTGATTTCAATATCTTTATTCGTGTTCATGCTGCAAAGATACCTAATTTATAATATATAATAGCGTGAAAATAATTCTATATTGGTTACGTAACAAATAGAGTTTCTAAAAACAAATAAATCAACACATTATTTAATTATCTTTGCAGCAGAATTTTAAAAATTAGTAATATGAAGTTTACAAAGCAACAACTTTTAGACACCCTAAAAGCAAAACTCACTGCAAACGGAAAACACCTTTCCATCAGTGAAAAGACAATCAAGAGTTTGAGTGATTCCCACTTTGACCTCTTAGTTGGTGAAGATACAGAGTTAGATGATTTGGTGAAGAAGATTTTGCCGCAGTATGTTTCCCTTAACGGCAACTACGAGAAGGATAATGCCGACTTCATCAAGAAATGGAACGATGAGCATCCTGACACCAAACCAAACCCAAATGACGATGGCAAAGAGCCTTCGGCTGTTGAAAAGAAGCTTTTGGAACGCTTGGAAGCTCTAGAGAAGAAGGATGCCGAATACGAAGCATCTAAGCTCGTATCACAGAAACGTAGTGAACTTCTCGCCAAGTTCAAGGAGAAAGGTATCAACGATAGTAAGTGGATTGACAAGTACATGAGCAAGTTGAACCTCACCAAGGATTCTGACATCGAACAGGAATTTACGGATGCAGAGGAGTTCTACAATCTCTCTCATTCGAAGCCAAACAACAACACTCCAGGTAGTGCTGGCGGTGGTGACAATGACAAGGCTGACGATTTCTCTGATGTTGTGGGTATCGTGAACCCTGACGCAGGCGAATAACATTATTCATTCACTATTAAACAAATTTACAAATTATGGCAGCAGCAGATGATTTCTATTTGAAGCATGGATATGGCGGTCACTTTGGCGGTCGTACACTTATCCAAGCGCATGGTAAGATTGGAGGTCATAGAAGCGTTTTCATTAACCTCGTAAGCGGCAACAAGGATGCATTCGTTTACCCTCCTTTTGGTGGTGTTATCACAAATCCGTTCAAGGGGCGCGCTAAGACTTATGCAGGTGATTTGTGTGAATATGACCCAGACACTTACGGCAAGAATGGCGGTCAGACCGTTAAGATTTTGAAGTATTACGAGTTGGCAAAGGATGTCACAGCAGAAGACTTGACAATCAATCTTGTTGATGATGGCTATCATCACGTTCCTTTTATCGGTGATAATATCATGGTCGCTCCATCAACTCTTACAGGTACTGGCACTGGTCTTACAGTTACAGGCGTAACCAAAGGCACAGAAGGTGGTGCGAACGTATTTATCGTAACTATTGGTGTAGCTTTTGGCGTAACCGCAAAGAAGGGTGATATTCTCGTTGAAGCAGCAAAGGCAGGTGCTAGGACAACCGCAATGGTTACAAATCCTAACGCTTACTTCGACCGCGATAACGACTTCTTCTATGACCCTAACTTGTCAACCAATGTTGAGGATGGCGAGGGTGCTCAGTACTCTTACACACCAGCATTGATTAAGGATTCAAGAGTAATCTTGAACTTGGCAAAGTGCAACAAGCTTCCACCAGCCGTACTTGCGATGAACACAAGAACAGAGAACGGATGGTTCGGATTCTAACCGCTCCAATTCAATAGGATAACAATAGGATAACATATCATTAATTTAAGTATTCAGGATATGCAACAATTTGATTTTAACAATTCGAGATACGCCAGGTTGTTCTCTTCTAAGGATAACATCAACTTTCTGAGAACCTTCTTGAACACCAAGGGGTTGCTCTATACCAACTATGGCTGGTATCTCACACAAGGTCGTAGAGCTTCTATGCCTACACCTACAGACTACGATGGCGTGGCTTCATTCAGCATCAAGTCTCGAAAAGCAGAGGCAGCTCCTTTGATGCACCTTCGCGCTCCACTTGGCGATGCTCCAGAAATGGACAACGAGGGTTTGAAGATGTACACAGGTACAATTCCAGACTTCATTGGCTACAAGTGGTCTGAAAACGCAAGACAACGCGAGTACAAAGAGAAACTTTTTGAACAGTTCGGCAACGATGCAGACCTTATGGCTGCTTGGGTGCGCGATGTTGTTCAAGTAGGTAAGAACTCAGCAGAGGCAACACTCTCTAACTTGACAGCGCAGATTATGACAACTGCAAAGATGAGTTGGAAGGGCAAGGGTGAAGGCTTGCAGCAGTTCTTGCAGAAGGTTGAACCATTCCCAACAGAGAACCGCAAGAAGGCTGGTGCGAAGGCTTGGACTGACCAAGACTGCAACCTTATCTCACAGATGAGAAAGATTGAGGACGATTATCGCGATGAGCGTGGCGGTACTGAGATTTCTCTCGTATGGAAGATGACTCGCAAGATGTACCGCGATGTATTCTTGCAGAACAAAGAGGTTAAGGAATGGTACATCAACTGGTGCAAGGCTCACGACCGCGCATATACTGCAAATATGCAGATTTTGGACGAGGACTTCAAGAAATCACTTTCCGACATGACAGGTCTTTCGCCTATCGAGATTGTCGTTGAGAAGGAGCGCAACAAGACTGTTACAACTGACACATTCGTGCAAGGTTGGGATGATAAGATTGTTGTACTTTGCCCTACTGGTGATAGCGTTGAGTTCAAGTGGACTCCTATCTACGACCAGACACTTCAACAGAAGTATGGCGCAAAGAACATTGATGTTTCTTGGGCTTCAATCGCTGACGGACTCGTTACCGTAGGAAACTACGCAATGGATAACGGTCAGTTCCGCGAGTGGCAGACTAAGGTCATGATGTCTGCTTGCCCTGCACTTCTCGACTTTATGAACCACGTAATCATTGATACCTCAGTAGCAGGTAATTAATGGTGGTTCACTCACAATATACGATAACATTTAATTCATTTATCTCTCAATGGCAGCATCGAAGTTTGACATATTGGACTATCTTAGCGGCATGACTAACTTTGTCTTTGACAAGTCGGCATTAAACAATGTCGCTTTGGATTGCGGCGTTTCTGATGTCGAGTCTTATTTGGACTTGACAGAAGAACAGAAAGACAGATGTAAGATTGCACTCTTGGAAAAGATTGTATTCGGTGTCTATCAGACAGCATCGACCACAAACCAACATGGCGCATATACTCTTACGGTAGGTGCTCAGACCATTACATCGGCTGCATTGCTGAGTATCAAATCAGAACTCAAAAGACTTTACAAGAAGTATGGAGAGGATGAAAAACTTGAAGCTCTCAATGAAACCGATGGAGAGGTTAAATGGATTAAAGAAACAGATTGGTAAGCTATGTACACTGACAGAAATTCTTTGGATGAATATGCCTATCATGGCGTGTTCTACCGCTCGGAACAAAAACCGAAAGAAGATGGTGACCTTATCGGAAGCGATGGGGATATGTTAGGCGATACTGATACTAGTGCAGGTGAGTCAGAAACAGAAAATGTAGAAACTATCATTTTTGAAACTGATTGCGATATTCAGGAAACCAATAAGCTGTTTAATTCGGGCGTAGTTACGTTAGGATATACAATCTATTTTCCGATGCCAACGAAAGAAGGAGAAGACGGAAAAGATGAAGAATATATTCCTGAAGGTTTGAATGCTGGCATTCGTTTCCGTGGAAAAATGTACGGAATGGACGTTGACGGAATGGTTATTGGCGTTTATCCGACACAAATGCATGGATGTGTAGCTTACATCAAGGGTACTGACATTTAGTTTTTTTATCATAAGGTAAAATGTATTTAGGATAACAAGGTATGGCACAGAGGATTAATCGCAGATTGTCTCGCATTGAAAATTTCTTTTCGATGCTTCTTACTAAAGGAAAAATCTCAGACAACATATTTGTCGGAGAGTTACCTCCTACAACTAGCAAAGACTGGGATGATTTTGTGAATGTTGACGTAGGTCAGCAAAGAGAACATGGCGGTTACTCCTCTGGCTATGCTAACATTTATCTCTATGCAAGACCAAAGGGAACTCCACTTAGAAAGAACGTTAAACTACTTGACAAGATGGAAGGAATCCTTGACGATGTGATTAAACAATCTAATAATAAGGACTATACAATTCAAGTTCTTTACCGTGATAGCGGATATGATTCAAATCGTCAGTTCCATTTTCAGATGATTTCTGTTTCAGTTATCGCAAGATAAATATGTAAAATCTATTAAATGTAACATTTAAAACTCATTATATTATGGCGAAAAAGGTTATAAATACTGGTGCGGGAGCTGTCAAGTTCATCAAGCCAGATTATATTGTTGCCACATTGTTCGATGGCACAGAGACCGATGAATCTGCTCCAAAGGGTGATTCTTACATTCTTGAGGATGTTATTGAGGACACTACATCTATTTCACAAGATGATAACGACACCACCGATATTGAGTGCGAGACCTCTGACTCTCCTATCATTTCCATTGTTAAACTTGGTAAATGGCAGTTTGCGGCTGAGATTGGTGATACGCAGAAGGAGCTTTTGGCTGCATTGTGTGACTTTACAGACGATGCAACAGGAAAGAAGACTCTTGCACCTTCTACTTACAAAGCAAAGTATGCAAAGATTGATGTTGTACAGGTTCAACCTAATGGAACCACAATGGAGGCTTACGTTCTTCCAAAGGTTCAGCTCAATTCTAAGTTGACTATTGAGTCTCTCAATTCAAACTTGGCTCGTATTGCATTGGCTGGTACTGCCAAGGATATTGCGCTTACCGTTGGCGCTAAGACTGTTCGCACACCATTCTATGTTGACCACAACTATTCATTGCCAACTGCTAGTGAGTAATGTAGATTCTTCAACAATTCTCGACTATATACAAGGGGCGGCGGCTTTTATGCTGTCCGCTCCTTTTTAAGTTTTATCATTTATGGCTGAAACATTATACAAAAAAGCATTAAAGCTTATTACGAAGGAATTAGACAAGGATGCAAAGAATGTGTTAAGAGAATGTATTCAAGAAATTACATACACACATCAAACGCACAACCTCTACGATTCTTACGGATATGGCATTTATGTCGAAGGCAAGCTTGAAAAGATAGGTTACTTATCATCCTCTCCAAAAGCATCCAAAGGCAAGAATTGGTATGGAGAAGAGATTAAAGGTCGTGAAGCGATAAACGAATATCTCAAAAACGATTATTCCCCTAGTGGAGTAATTGATTTGGCTGTTGTTGCGACTATGCCATACGCTAAGATATTGGAAGATGGCGGTGGTAATCTGAAACAATCTTATAGAGTCATTTCTATGTCGTTTCAAAAGCTACAAAACCTATCCAAGAAGTATAATGGAACAGTAAGTGTGATTAGAAAGTAATTCATATATATGGGAAAAGTATATAGAGCACAAAAAGACCCGAATAAAGCTAAGAAACAAGCTGTAGAAGACGAGAATAAGGTGTTACCTAGTTCTCCCTTGTCTGATGCGGCAATGGAACGTCTGGCGCAAATTATGAATGATTCTCCTACAATTGTAAAACTACAAGGCACAGAGTGGGAGATAAGAGCATTGAAGCCAGGCACTCAATGGATGATTGCAGAGGAGGCTTGTAAGATAGTCAAGGGCGAAAACTTATCAATGGGTGACGTTATCAAGGAATTTGCTATCAATATTCCATCGGTGGCAAGAGTAATCACACTATCCTTGCTAAATGACAAAAAGCGCATTGATTCCGATGAATACCAACAAGTTTACGACCAGTTGCTTTGGGGAGACTATGACATCAAGGATTGGGCAACATTACTCGTTGAGATTCTCAATTTGCTAGATGTGGATTTTTTCTTCGCGAGTACCAATGTGATTCAGACCGTCCGCAATCAAGCTCTGATGAGGAAGAAGCAAGCAGCCGAATTATCCCATCACGAACAGAATACGGACAAATGATAGATTTCTTACGTGCCAACACATGGTGCTCGCAAGAAGAATATAAGTGGAGAATGACCGTTCCGCAGATTCGCCTTGCGTCTATGGATTTTACTCATATAGAGTACATATCGTCAGATAAAGGCAATAATCAGAAGAACGACAAATTAAAGAATGCAAAGGTAATCAATGGTGCAGAGGATTTACGAAATCTCAATGACCTTGGAATACCTATTTTATAAACTCTTAAACTTTTGAATTATGGCAGATTCAGCATTAGGAAGTGCTCTCGCTATCCCTAAGAGTGCATTGGACGCAATCAAAATGGCTGACGAGCGCATTCAGTCTATACAAAACCATTCTCAACAAATGGGGCAAGCTGTAAATAATGCGTTTACATCTATGACTGCTGATGCAAAAATATTTTCAAAATCTCTTGAAGATATTATTATTAGATTAGATGCAATCAATTCAGAGTCTAAAAAGATGTCTGGTAGTTTTTCTAATCTTGGGGCAGAGAGTGCAGCGAAGCAAATAAATAAAATGGGCGGTGCAATTATTCAAGCCGCACAAAATATAGACAGATTGATTAACTCTCAAATGAGCGTTAATTCTATGGAACAACTTGCGGCTAAGTATGCAGAAATCTATGCGGAAAAACGTAAGCAAGCGGAAGAGAAAGTACAACAGGCTAAACTGAAAACGCAAGAGGAAATCACAAAGACCGCAATCGCTGAAGAAAAGGCTGCTGCTACAATAGTTGCTTCTGAATCTCAAAAGCAGAAGATTCAGCAGCAAGCAAGCAGATACCAGCAAGAAAAAGCTAGAGCGCAAGCTGAATCAGCAAAAGCAGAACAAGAAGAAATCAAAGCTAAGACTGCTGGTATAAATAAGTCAGCAGAGGAAACTCGCGCTACTATAGCTGAGACAAAGGCAACAAAAGAGAAAATCAAAGCACTTACAGAGGAAGTCAAAGTTCAGACAGAGACCGCAAAAAAGCAAACAGCACAAGCAAGACTCTCTGTAGAGGAGGCGCGCACAAAGAAAGCAGAAGCGCAAGCCCATCTTTCTAACGCGCAAGCTATCGCAAAAGAAGCAAGGGCAAAAGAGTTAATAGCTAAAGCGCAACAAAGTGCAAATAACGCCAATAACAGAACTACCAACTTTTCTGATTTTAAGGGTGTTATTAGCCAGTACGCAAACGCATCATCTTTGAGAGAGCACGCGCAAGCAGTAAAAGATTTAAAACAAGCTAGATTGTCACTTATAACAACTGACAAAAACTACAAGCAAAACCTTGCCTCTGTAAACGAGGCTATCAAGCATCACTCAAACGTATTGAAGGAGGCAGGCGTGAATGCTCGCGCATTGACAGAACAAACATCATATATGGCTGGATATATGTCACGTTGGGCACAGCGTATGGCATTTGCATTTTCTGTAGGTTCTATCAAGAATTTTGTCGAGCAGATTGCATCAGTCAGAGGTCAGTTTGAACTTTCAGAGCGTTCACTCGAAGCTATCTTGCAGAACAAGCCAAAGGCAGACGAGATTTTCAACAAGACAGTAGAACTTGCCGTTAAATCACCTTTCCGTATCAAGGACTTGGTGGATTACACACGACAACTTTCCGCTTACCGAATTGAGTCTGATAAACTTTATGATACAACCAAGCGACTTGCCGATGTTTCAGCAGGTCTTGGCGTTGATATGGGAAGACTTATCCTTGCATACGGACAAGTCAAGGCTGCTGCATACCTTCGCGGCTCTGAGGTTCGTCAGTTTACTGAGGCTGGTATCAATATGTATGGTGAGTTGCAACAATACTTTAAGGAAGTAAAGGGAGAAGCGTACACGACCGCGCAGATTGTTGATATGATTTCCAAGCGTAAGGTTACATTTGAGGATGTTGAGGCAATATTCCAACGCATGACCGATAAGGGTGGAACATTCTACAATATGCAAGAGATTCAGGCTGAAACTCTCCAAGGTAAGATTTCCAACTTGAAGGATGCTTTCGATGTGATGCTCAATGATATTGGCAAGGCTAACGAGGGTACAATGAAGGGAATGGTAAGCTGGGGTACTTCTCTGCTTGATAATTGGAAGACTCTTGCAGAGATAGGAAAAGCTCTTATACCTATTCTTATTGCTATAAAGGCTAACTCTATGTTTGCAAAGACTAGTCTCGGACAAGCTTTCTCGCAAGCATCTGGCACAGGTATCGTGAGATACAAGGCTCTTTTCGTAAATTCCTTAGATGGAATGAAAAAAGCTCTTAAAGATTTTGGCGGTCTCGTTAAAAGTTCATTATCAGGTATAGGTGTAGGTCTCGCTATTTACGCTGTAGCAGAAGTAATAACTACCGTTTATGATAAGATTTCCAAGTACAACGAAAATGTACGTAAGGCAGAAGAAGAAACCATAAAGGCAAAGGGCGCAATAGGTGCTTTAGCTGGAACGTACAACGACCTTGCAAATGCAGCCACAAATGCAAATGGCAAATTAGAAGGAAAGGATTTAGAAAAGAATGTCGAAGATAGACGTACAACGTTACAAAAGCTTATTGATGCAGCATCAAAAGACGGACTGACTTTCAAAATCAATGTAGATAGTCTCGATGTAAACCAACTTAATACTACTTTCAGTAAGGTTGAAAAAGAGTATAAAAATTTCGTTGATAACATGGAGATTCTCAGAAGAAACTATGCAAAGAATGATGCAAAGAATACTTGGTTTACTGATGGACTTGATGATGATGCAGACGATTACAAAGATGCTGTGATTGATGCTCTCGCAAAGTCTTCGCAAATGGAGAGAGTTGTAGCAAACATTAACGCAAACTATAAACAAGCCACTTCGACCACGAAGAAATACTTTGATGAGATACGTGCAGGTCAAAAGGATAACGAATCCAACATTGATTATATGACACGCATGTATGAGTTGATAAAGAAAATCAACATAACACAAGGCGGCAGCGACTATAAAATGCCATCTTTCATTGGTACTTCGCAAGCTGATTTCAATGACCTTATCCGTGCGATGAACAGCGTACAAAATAAGGCGCAAGAATTGAACAGCGAGTTTGATAATGTTTTTGCAGGCATGAAGGATGCGTTCAAAAACGACCCAATAAAGATACAAGCATTTATTGATAAAATTGCGGCAGAGCGTGATTGGAATCAATACGAGAGAGACCTTGCTTATAGACACTTTGGTATCAATGTATATATTGATAAAGCCAATATGGAGAAGCAAGTATCTTGGGTTGATGATTATATCAATGATTTCTTTGCAAAGAAAAAGTATGGTATTAGCCTCGTTGTCAAAGAAATTGATGACGATAAGGCTTTTGAAGGCTTCCTTGGGAAAGGAGACCAAGCAGCAAAGGCTGCAAAATCTTGGAAAGAAGTTGAAAAGAGACTCGCCGCGGTTGGCAAAAACTCGCCTACAATAACAGTTGATGATACTATCAGAAAGATATTCAAGGCTGGTGAAATTGGAGCAAACCAAATGGTAATTTCTGTAGCCAAGGTGAGAGCCAAGGTTAGGGAATTGAAGCAAGCCGCGACTCAGCAAGCGTTAGCTTTGGGTGTTAACCCTTTTGAGGGTGATGCTAAAAAAAATAGAATCAAGCAAGATAAGGCACAAAGAGACATTTTGCAAGAGCGCATTTCCCTGTTAAAGGATATGAACTCTAAATACAACGAGTTGATTAAGACGGAATCAAAAGAGACCGCATTATCTGCTACTCGTAAGTATTTTAAAGAAGCAGCGCAAAATGTAGGATGGAAAGCTTCTGATATTCTGCCAGACGATGCATCTGTGGCAAAACGCATTCGTGAGATTGGTTCTCAGTACAAGGAATTGACAAAGCGAGGTAACGCATTCCGAATTTCGGCAGACATTGATTTGAAAGTTTCTGAGAAGGAATACAACAAATTAAAGGATGATATATCTAGAAATGTCAATGATGCATTCTCTCAGGTGGACTTGTACAAAAAACTGAAAGATGAGGGTATGTCTGATGAACTTATTAAGTCTATGTTTGGAGACCTAACGAAGTCGTTTGATGAAGTACAGGAAGACTTAAATAATGAGTTTAATAAGTATATCATCAAAGACTACGAAACTCATTATGGTAAGGATTTCACTAAATGGGGCGATAAGGTTATTCAGCAATACAACTCTGATTTGGAGAATACCGCCGAAGTCATAAGAAAAAAGTTTTCTGGAAGTGATGTCGAAAAAGAATATCTCAATCAGACACAAAAGCTCAATCAGAAAATCAAGCAAGACACGACAGATACTGCTCAAAAACTCTTCAAAGAGTATAAGCAACGCCTGTCAGACCAGTTGCAGCTTGATAGAAAATATATCGCGGATAGAATAGCAATAATGAAGAATTTCTCTGACCCTGAAACTCAGAAGAAATTACTTGATAATATTGACTTGGACTACAAAAAGAAGACTGGCGAAAATACTTGGAAAGATTTTAAAAATAGCGACATGTATGTTCGTCTGTTTGATAATCTAGACCAAGTTTCTTCTAAGGCACTTGATGCGATGGCAGAAAGACTGCAACAGTTGCGTACAGAGCTTAGAGACCTAGACCCAACAGAGTTGAAGACTATTGCGGAACAGATTAATAAGGTCAATGAAGTTCGCAATTCACGCAATCCTTTCAAGGCTTTCACTAGCGGACTTAAAGAAATGATTAAGGCTGGTAAAGACTTAAAAAAGTCGGGCGGCGTAGAAAAGTATGTAGAGCTTAACGGACTTAGAGCAGATTTGACGAGCAAATTGCAGAACCAAAATGCCTATGTTGAGTCTTTGGAACATGAGTATAATGAACTAGCAAAGATTAAGGGTGCGGACGAAAGCGTTGTTTCAGCCTTAAAGTTGAAGTTGGCAACCAACAAAAGCATTCGCGACTCTTTAAAATCTCAGTTAAACCTCACCGATGAGCAGATTGCAAAGCTCGAAACGATTATGACTGAGGAAGAGCAGGCAAAGTCAAAGTTCTCAAAATCCGTGACGGATATTACAGATGTAGTTTCCACAATGGCTAACTCGTTTAATGCTCTGTTTGAAGCACTTAGCGGTTCTGATGCAAATTTGGAGAACACTCTGGATATTGTCAGCAACATCGGTCAGGCGGTCGGTTCGTACTATAGCGGAAACTATGCAGGTGTCGTATCGGGCGCAATGGGCGCGCTTACGGGCGTAGCTAAACTCTTTAGCAACGAAGGAAAGATTGATAAGGAAATTGCACGCCAAGAACGCGCTGTAAATTCCTTGCAACACGCTTACGAAAAGCTTAAAAAGAGTATGGACGATGCCTTTGATACGCAAAAGCTCTACGAATACAACCAAAAATCGGTCGATGCCCTTAAAAAGCAGCAGAAGGCGTACCAAGCAATGATTAACGCAGAGCGCGGTCGCAAGAAACCTGATGAAGGTAAGATTCAAGAATGGGAACAGCAGATTGATGATTTGAACACAACAATCCAAGAATTAGGTGAGTCTATGACAGAAGCACTTGGCGGCTTCGGTTCTCAGTCTAACTATAAATCTGCTGCTGAAGCTTTCTCGGAAGCGTGGGTAGATGCTTTCAATGAAGGTAGTGATGCACTCGAAGCACTCAATAATAAGTTTGACGAGTATTTCAATACAATGCTCACCAAGCAGTTAATGAATAGAGCTACTTCAAAATACATTCAGCCTATCCTTGAAGCATTCGACAAAGCGGTATCTGAGGGTAGCGAAGGTGGAAACAATGGTCTTGACGTTACCAAGAAAGAACTCGAAGGTATCAAGGAACTGAAAGACAAGAACCTTGCATTATTCAATGAGTATGCAAAGAACTTGATGGATGTTCTCAACGTCAAACCTACTGGCAGTTCAAATATCTCTGCTTTGCAGCAAGGTATTCAGTCTGTTACTGAATCAACCGCACAGGCGTTGGAATCGATACTCAACAGCCTACGATATTATGTAGCTACTCAACAAGCAGATGTCCGTATCATTCGCGACACTCTGTTAGAAAAGCTCGGAAATAGTATCAACGCGATAACACAAGACACTTCAAGCAGTCCTGTACTCATTGAGTTGAGATTGCAGACAACAATACTTACTGATATTCGAGACACCTTGGCTAGCTGCGTAAAGGGCGGTCACAAGCAAGGAAGAAATGGTATCAAGGTATTTATGAATTAGTTTTCTGTGTTCTATATATAAAATTAGGGCAAGCTCGGTTTCACAACTGAACTTGCCCTTTTTAATCAACATAAATCTAACTAAACCTTAACTAATACAAAAAGTAAAATTACACTTTATGTCTGTGTACCGCCGTACACTCTGTAAATAAGAAAATAATATAAATATTTTTACCAAACTTTGCTATTTAAATGAGCTGTAAGACGTTATTTCTGCTCATCCTTACAACTATTCCACTCTGACACATAAATCGTTCCTAGCGTCATATTTGCGTCATCGTAGCCAATGATTTTAACATCGTTATCCTCTCCATACTCTATAAGGTCACATTTTCCTTTGCATTCAATGCGAACTTCACTCTTTCCGCACACGTAAATGCGAGTAACCATATTCTCTGGAACTTCAATCTCCAAATCCTTGCAGTACGCGACTAGAATAATCGTAGAGCGCGCCTTGATAACTCCATGAGCACCTATATACATTTCGCTAGTATATCCGTGCTCGTTACATTGGTAGAATCCATTGGCAAACTCACCAAACTCTTTCAAAAGGTACTCTTTAGACAATCCCCATCCGAAAGCAATAGAATCAGCCATAAACTCAATTCCGTTTGAATCAAGAGCCATATTTACCAATTCTCGCTTACTCGCGGCAGAATCCCATTTCCCTTTATATTCTCCGCACAATCCCAATCTTAGGGCATTGCGCTTCAATGTCAATAATTCATTGCTATTCCCCATACCATTCTCTCAATCTATCGTTAATTAAAGTGTTCACATACGCATAGGTTTTGTCGTACCCGATAAGCTCGTGACACTTGCGGACACATCGCATAGCAGATTTCTCATTGATGTCCGCGCGCTGTGCGATAACGGCATAGGAAAAACCATAGCGATTGTGTAGAACGTCAAGAACAAAGTTCCTTGCTACCGCTCTCGCAAAAGGAATGTTAGTATTGCCAACATATAAATCGTCTGCATTCACTCCTTCCTTTTCCTCAGTACTCATAGCCGTGTTCACTTGTTCGCAAACCATCCGCTCAACCTTATCCATCGTATCATTACCTAAATATATCATAGCCGTTATATCTTATTTTTATCTTTATAAACGTAACCTACCGTATCACAAGGGTATTTATCATCTGGTGACAATACACCTGCATCTTCCATCTTCTGTCTGAAATCCACAGAAACCATAGGAACTAACTTGTGAAGTCTAGAACCATCGGCGGCAGCCCAAATCGGTTTTAGATATTGAACAGGATTCTTAACCTTTACACCATCCCATTTGATTCCATTCTGAATGAATGGTATAAAGATACCGTCTCGCTTCACTCCGTTAGCATCACACATCCTTACAATCCTGTAATCTCGGAATAGTCCGTATTTCAGTTCTATATACCATTCATTATACATAAGCTATTCCTTTCCTTGATTAAGAGCCTCGGCTGCTTGCTCTGCCAATATTGCCTGCTGACCGTGCTCAAAGTTCTTCTTCAAGTCTTCCTCTGTCTCTTCGGAAACTGGAGTGTTCATTACAGTTTCCAACTCTTTCTGCATACGACCGATGTAATCCATCTTGTTCTTTGCGAACTTTGCAGCATCATCTGCATCAGTGAACGCTGTAATCGGATGAGTAATGTTGGCTTCTGTGATGATAACCATGCTATCAAGCATATCTTGATAAGTAACATCTGTCTCAGGGAAAATATCATTCTCTTTTCCCTTTGCTTCGTTCTTCATCGCGACAAGATTTTCAAGCCACGCGAATGTTGTAGTGGTAAGCGCGTGCCCTTCCATATCAACACCGCCCCAACGCTTAAAACGTGCTTCAAATCCAATGTGTGTGTGGAAAATAGCACAATCCTTCAAAATTACGATGAAGAAATGCCCGAAGTCGGTAACACTTTCAACATCTTTTCTGTTGATTCCGACAACAACTTTAAGCAAACCTGCATTGTTGTCAACAGTCTTCTTTTTTGCAATTCTAGCCATAACTATATATTATTTTTGTTCAACAATCGTTTTGTACTCGAAATCCCTGCAAGAAGGATTTTCTTCCGATGTGTATCTCTTCTCCGTGGTATTATGACAAATATCATTCTTGAAGAAGAAACAATCTTTGCAAGTATATACCAGCGGAATAATGTCTCCGCAAGCATCATCGTCAGGATTTGCGTATGTATATAAGTCTTTGCCCATGCAATATGGGAACTCAGAATCTTCATCATTCAACAATACACAATCCTTGCAAGTGTAATCAGTCTGTTCCATGTTCCAATAATTTTATTTCGTCTTGGATATAAAACACTGCCTACGCAAGTCCTCGATGCGCTTCTCGGTCTTGGTCTTGTTACCATCCACCTTATCCTTGCGCAAGAGATACTTGATAGCGTTCCCTGTATTGAAGTCAAGGTGTCTGCAAATATCCAAAGGCTCGACACCACGCAAATCCTTTAACCACGCATAATGGGATGGGTGAGACACTTGCTCCGTCTTTTTGTTTGCTGTTTCTCCTTCATCTTTCGTTACTATACCGAACTTTAAACCAAACTCCATTATGTTTTCTGTAGTAAAATAAGCAAAAAGCTTATTGCCGAAACTAACAGATGTGCATAACCACGTAAGACCATTCTTTCTTTCTATAATGAATAGAATAGGGCTATTATCATGAACACATATCGGGTCAAAGTTGCATTTTAAGCAATCATTACGTGTGATATGAAATCGCAGCCCAACCTTAATATCTTCTTTCTTAATCATAAGCTATTCCTCCTTATCTTTTAGTTCAACGAAATCTCCAATGCCCAAACGAGCCTTGTTGATGCAAGAGGCAATCCAACCAATCAAGTAGGCAGAAGGCTCGCCGCCGTGTTCCAAGTCAGTATATTCCTCGATGGCATCGCAGACGTGAGAAGCTTCATGGCAGCAATAGTTCATCGACATAACCTTCTGACACGGAAACGATACAAGAACGCCGCGCCTTCTGTCGCTCTTTCTGACTGCATCGGAATACGAAACGCCGCCGTAATCAATATCGGGAGCCTTGCACTTGTCAAAACAGGAATCTATCAGCTCTTTCAGGTCTTTACCGATGTGTACCCAAAGTTTCAAAGGGTAGATTCCGTTTTCGTATTCGTAATATCCTTTCTTCTTCATATTCTCAACTATTTCTGTTTTGATACAATCTCGATAGCAGACAATAATGTCTTTTCACTGATACCTTTTCCACTACCAACACCATCTTTCTCTATTCTTTCAAGAGATTTCTCAATAGAGCAAAAATCATCCTGAGAATTACTTATAAAGCCATCAAGTTCTTCACTTACACTACTGATACAATCGTTGTTTTTTTTAACAATAGCTTCAAGACGACCGAAACACTTGTCGATATAATCCTTCAACCTTTCTTCGTGCTCTATGATAGTTGCAGAGTTTGAGATTTTCCCATCCCCCCAGTAATTATCTACGCGTGCGTAATAATCACCTTTTTCATCGCTGTGTTTTTTGCCAGATACGACTCTTAACGCAACGAAATTTTCTCCATCCATTACCGCATACACTCCTTCTCCAAATGGATATAGTTCGACTTTTTCTGCATCCTCCCTAGTTTCGTTTCCTTTGTATGCGACCTTTCCTAAAACGCTAACTCTAATTTCCATATCTCAACTATTTATTATGTAATCTACCAATATGCCACTTTGAGCAAACCTTACATAAGTAAGGATGCCAGCCGAGTGCCTTCAACCTCGGAATCTGATTCAGAAACTCCCAAGCGTCATCCTCAGTCTCGTATGCAACCTTCGCCTTCCAAGAGTGAACCTTCTTAGTCCAATGTTCGGGGGCTGGTTTGAACGGCGGCACTTTATTAGGATTGTGATGGTTATTCCTCATAGCTCAATGATATTAATGCAACTATCATCAATCGCGATATAGCAACCAAGTGTCTCGCGTCTGTAGCCGCCGAAATCAATAAGTATCTCAGAATCTTCGCTTGCGCAAATGAACTCTTTGTTGGCAAGTAATTCATCCTTCGTAATGGTTTTCTTAACCTCACTAAAATAAATTCTTCCAACCATAGGTGCATTGATAATGCCGCCAACCTTTACCACATCATCATCCGATGTTATATATATGATAGGTAAATCACCTTTTGCATTCTCAAAGAACACGTTATTCAAAAGCTCTGATTTAGTCATAATCTGTTATTTTTTAGTTGATGATTTTTTGCGACCACGTTTCTTTGTCGTATCGCGCTTGCTAGCAGTGTAATCCAATGACGATTTCTTTGGTCTGCCTGGTTTTCGCTTTACAGGAATGGATTCTTTATTCGGCAACTGCAACGTCTCACATTCCTCATCTTCGCCAAATTCGTTCTCGAACTCTCTTCCGTCACGCTTCTCTGCATCGGCATCATAGGCGCGCTTCCACTTGCGCTTGGCAACCTTCAACTGTTCTTTCTTGAACGCCTCTGATTCCTCATGAAGCTTATCGTAGTCTATCTCAGGTGCATCAAACTCACCTTCAATACTGCATTCGGGAGTTTTCTCAACGTCCTTTGATTCCATTTCCTGATGAATGCGGTCTTCCTCTGAAATGTATGGCTCATCGTCAACTTTATGCTTATGACTGGCATTATACTCGTCAATAAACTCTTTTATTTCTTTCTTGGAGCATCCATCTTTTCTCATTTCAGCTAACTCAAACTCGAACTTCTGACGTTCAATGTCCTCAAATCTCGTTCCATCCAAATCGCTTCCCTCATTGAGCACGTTGATTTTCTTGTTTTCCTCATCAGCTCTCATCTGTTTGTCAATGGCAATCTCCAATAATGCGTGATTAACGTCCGATTCCGTCATTTCATCGACCTCATAAGCCATAGGGTCTTCGCCAATCTCGTTTTTCAGAAAGTTCTTCTTTGCTTCGATGCAACCGCTCGGCAAAAACTGAGCCTCATCAAGATACATATAAGGATGAATGCTCTTGATAGACATGATAGGACTCGGTGTACCGAAGTCTTGCAAAAGCTTCATGTATTTGTCCGCATTCTGCTGATAAATGCAGTAGCATTCCTCCAAATTGCGCTTCTGAACAAGCACAACTGCCATTATCCAGAATGGGTCTTTACCATCCGTGTAGCGTTTCGGCAATCCCTTCGTCTGCAACGATGCCGCTTCCAACGCCCTGTCAAGTGATTCTTCCTTTATTCGCATACATTCTCAACTTTTAAATGATTACAACTCCTCGGAAGAACCATCGCTAATGGTATCGTCTTTCCTCAACTCCCATTCATCGGCAGTCATAATCTCCCAATGACCGCAAACGTCTTGCGCCAATACAGAACCGCGTTTCACCTGCTTGTGAGCACCTGCCATATTGACGGCAGTAACGCTATAAAGCATATCGGTAACGTCCAAACCATCATCGACCGCATCGGTTGCTTTCTTGATGTCTGTAACGATAGGGCAGTCGAACAATGCCTTGATGTTTTCGCCCTTGACCTCAATTGATGTCTTGTATTTGTTCATAATTCGCATATATTTTAAAGCATCCACCGACCGTAGAAGGAACTCGAACCTTCTGTTTGCCCAGACTTGTATCTAAGAGACACGTCCTACCGCCTTGCGGATGCTGTTGTTTCTATTTTCCGCCATTCTTCAACCAATCCTCAATCGTGGTGCTGTCACCATCAAACGACTGACCGAAGACGTTTACCAACTTGACCGAACAGAGCAGATACGGAATGTTCTTGATGTTGTCCGTTGATGGCTCTGTAGCATCCTGTACCAAAAACAACGCTTTCTTCTGTCTGTAATCGTCATACCACAGGATAAGCGAACCCTCCAAGTAGGCATAAAGACTATCCCATGCTTTCTCGGCAGCTTTTATCTGCTCAGTAACGGAAAGCTCAGTAGTTCCGTCAACATCATACCCGAACACGCAGACTGACAACGTGGCGTTGGTGCTCTCATGCCTAGCATTTGGGTCAACGAACACTCTTAACGCATCACTCTCAGGATAGCTCTCGGTATACACACCCTTCTGCTTACCCTTGGAGTTCAATCCTTCCAATGACTTGTAGCGGACAGAACCGCCGCCAAAATCATCCTCCAGACTCTTACGCAATCCGTCTGCCTTCCAAGCACCCTGCTCGGACTTCAAGTAACGCTGTATGTAGAATTTCTTTCCTGCCATATTCCAAAGTCGGTAATTCGTAAATCAAACATTTATGCTGCAAATATACGCCAAAAAATCAAGCCAAAAATGAACTTTACATAGTTTAACAAATTGCAAATTTGTACCATTTTCCCCATATCCCCAATTAAATATATGTTATCCGCATAAATCAGATTTTTCATATTGAAAATTTAACATTTGAACTCTTTCCCATATAATAATAACACGTAAATAAGTAGTTGTACCATCGCGCGCAGCCGTAATGGGGGATGTCAACCCCCTGTATATAGTAAACTATATACTCATCCCCCAAGAAGAAGGCTTCGCATCAACCCCATATCAATATCACACAATACTGCAATCCATATATAGCAAAAACGAACCTTAAATCAAAGAATAACCTTATTTTTCCGCAAAAACGAAAATAAACGCAAATAACTCGAAAATTGTATTCTAAGACGTTCAAAATACGATGGCGATAAACTTACCGCAAAGCTGCATAAAACGTTCCATAACGCACGAAAATAAGCGAAAATGAATATCTCGAAAACTTATGCAAAATCAAAAGTAGATATGATATTCTGGAAAATGCTCAAAATTCGGTAGAAAAGCGGAATTTATAAAATCAGAGTAATTTACAAAAAAATAAAAAATAAAAAAATAAAAAATTTCGGACGAGAGCTGACCCACCCTGCGAGTGCAAAAAACGGGGGGGGTGGGGTGTAAATTACCCTATATAGGTATAAATCACTGAAAATCAGTGTTTTATTTGCGACAAAAAGGGACATATTGCGGCAAAAAGCGGCAAAAACGCGGTTTTTTCGTTTCTGTTTCTGTTTTCTGTAAATTATCTAAAATAAGAGAAAAGGCAAAGGGATAAAAAGTAAAAAGATAGAACGTTTCTGCAAAGATGCTGAAAAACCCGAAATTTCCAAAATGTTTTCTGTTTAGAAATAATCTAAATAATAAAATGCTACATAAAACGGCTGCAAACTTTAAAATCCAAGCATAAACCTTATTTAGAATAATCTAAATAATACAAACGTATCTAATAGAGGGATGTAAACGTATCAATAACGAAAGATAGTACTAACTATATCATCAAGCGAGAAGACGGCTGCAAACGGCAAATAATACGCTTTTAGGCGTTTCCCCTATATATAAGGTACGCACACACATACATATATAGAAAACGGCTGCAAAGGTGGTTTTTTGAGGCTGCAAAGGTGCAAAGATAGAGAAAACAGATAAAAGCATACGGTAACCCCGATTTAACATATCATTTTGCAAAGCGGAGATAGCAATTTATGTAATGATTTAAGAAAATGCAGTTATTTTCAAGAAAAAAGCTAGAAAAAGCGTAATTTTTTGCCGAAATATTTTGCAGATACAGAAAAAAGCCGTACCTTTGCATCGCATTTAAGAAATAAGGATGCTTACTTAAGACATAGGAATCCATAATAACAATGCTTCGTTCTTTGATTTACTTTCATGTTAGTGTAATAGAGAAATGAAAACTATCTTTTGCCGTGACTATAGCAATATATAGCATTAGACGTTTTATAGGCTCTATTATAAATCACTATCAGAAACCTAACAGATGTTAGTGTAACAATACGATATAGTAGTATTAAGCGGTTTGCTAGTTTGCCATCAATAAAGAAACTAGTAGCAACAATTATAAAACGGTTATCCCTTTATAAAGAATGTAGCTGCAAAGTACATTATATATTCAGCGTTGAAACATCTTAAAGTGAGTAGCGAAAAGTTAGAGTAGCGAAATAAATTAGATGATAAATGAAAACCAAAGGAATATATACCCATACTAGATGCAGGCGAAAACATCGGCTTTTCTGCAAGTTCGAGTCTTGCAAAGGGAACAAATTAGTAACTAAAAAATAAAGCAATATGAAAAAGTTATCCAAAAAGCAAACATTATCTTATTTAGCACTGCAAAAGGTAGCTAGATTGCAAGAGTTATTGAAACTAACTCAAAATGCGGAAGTCGTAACATTATGCGACAATTACACCCCTGAGGCTTACACGCAAAATAGTAAGTTTATAAACGCTGCCCAAAAAGAAATTTATTCTTTACTTGAGGGTATCAAAAGAGATGTAGAGTGTATTTAAACAAAAAACCCACTACCTTAAAAAAGTAGTGGGCGAATCAGATTAAATCGAAAAATCGAAATAACTTGCTTACTTAAGACGGTTGCAAAGTTATTAGTTTTTTCCGATATAAGCAAATTAATTAGTAACTTTTAAATATTTTAGGTATGAAGACTTATAAAACAAATTATTCTGTAGCTGTAAATTGGTGTAATAATGCGCTTATCCTCTGCAACAATATTACAGAGATAGACCCTTCTGTTTATGATAATATGCGCTTTGAACTGTTCGATGAAGAAGACGGAACTCAAAGAGATATTTATCAGTGGTTTATTACAGATTGCACCGATGACGATGTAGAGTACCTAGAGCAAACATTCGGATTGCTTTTCACTTATTCAGACCTTTTGGATAAGTATATCCTTTGCGTTGACCATTTCGGCACAAGTTGGGATTACGTTGAATGGACAACTACAAACGAATTGGCAAAAAGAGAATTAGGAGAAAAGAAGTAATTAAAACTAATTGGAGGGCTATATATGACAAATAAAGAAATTGAAAGCTATAGAAATAGTTATAAGGTTGTGAATGGTATTGGCTTTTGTCGTGTGAATAATGATATAAACGGGAATCCCCGATATGTAGTGCATTTTCTCGCTTTTACTACTGATGAGGAAATGAGAAACGACAATTTAAGCCAAAGTCAATTGTATGCAATTGCCAAAAAGCGTGCAAATAATTTAGGCTTTTCCGTTTATCGTGCCAATTGGTACGGAGGCGGTTTTGTCGGGCAATCTTATTCTTTGATTGATACGGCAAACAAGATTAATGAGATAGTAAACAAGTAACTAACAATACCCTTTGCACTCGCTTATGTGGGTGCAAAGGTACAAATAATATAAGGATATGAAAAAGATTAGAATAAACATTTTGATAGACTTCTATACCGACAAATTGAGCGATATTGCAAATCGTGTATCAGTTTTAGCAGCCACGGCACAACAAGAAGACGAAAAACCAAATTTTCACAAAATAGCAAAGGAGGCTAAAGCCCTGTTTGCCGATTACATTGTATTTAAGGCAAAAGCACGTAAATTTATAGATTTACTTGGTATGCCTTACGGTCAAATGTGGGCAAACGACTATGAATTGCGTGCTGCAAAGTACTTCGATTTTCTTTTAAACTGATTGGTTATGGATATAACAATACCTTTCGTTTTCGCCCTTATATCTTACGTATTAGGCATTATTGTAGGGCGCAATTGGAATAAGTACGTAAAAGAGTAAATAACCTATTAAAACGCAAATAAAATGAGAAAGATAGAGCAAAGAATGGTTAACGCTGTAAATAATAAAGTTAACTACAGAGAAAGTAATACAGAAGTAATTGTTAAGGGTGCAAATGTATTTGTACGCTTGTATGATACATATATATATGCAAAAGTACGTGGCAATGTGTATTTTTCCGATGGCGGTTTTAATACTGTTACAACAGGCAGCCGTCTTCGTGCGCTTGGTGCAGACTATAGCATAAATGAAAAACGTTGTAACTGCAAACTTACTAGCCAAAAGGAAATGCTTAATTTGCGTTATTACGGCAAAAAGACAATATCATAAAACATATTGGATAGGTGCAAAGATAGTCGGTATCTCTAGACTGTTCGATTCAGTTTGCACCACAAAGTAACATTAAATAATTAGCAATATGAAAGAATTAAAAAAGTTAGCATTAATACTTCGTGCTTTGGGTATTACTGCAAATGTAGTAAACGAAGAAATTACCTATAAAGGTGTACACGATTATGATAATATCTTTTGCGAGTGCAACAAAGGTATGGTACATTTTGATGTTTGGCACGAAGATTTAAATGAATTTGAGTTGCATTTTACCTTCAAAAGCACTTTGGTGTATGATACTTTATATTTGGATAGTCTTATTCAGGTAGTTAGCGAAATAACTAGTACTATCGCTAAATTTGAGGGTTAAATAATAATGTGTGTGCCCTTATCTTTTCCCTTTGGTACACTTTATCAATTGACAAAAGATAAGGCTATATAGGGTAAATAAACGGCTAAATTTAGAAAGTTATGTTATATGTAATTACAATAACTCTCGAAAACATTTGCGAGGGCAAAGAAGATACAAAATTATATCAAAGGTTTTTTAAATCAATTGGTAGTGCAAAGAAACAACTATCAGAATTAAGAAAGAAGATTCTAGATAAGGGCTACAATTACGCATTCAGCGGGAAAAAATATCATTGTGGAGATGGCTCTATTTGGTATTGTTACGATAATGATAACTTTGATGAAGTTACAATAACACTTGATGATGATTTGGGCACATTTTACAAGAATATAGATAACAAATTTGTGCTTAATAATTATTTTGGTATTGGATGCTGGGATAGTGAAGAAAAAGCATTAAAAGATATTTTCAATAATCCTAAATATACCTTTGATAGATTCTTTTAGTTGTGACTTAATCAAATAGCCGTACTTACCTGTAAGGTACGCAAGTTTGCGACTTGGTACGGCTCAATTAATAACATAAAGATAGAAAGATATGATAGCAGAAATAAGCGAATATCTGGAACGCCCTTCTCATTCAGGCAAACGTTATCTGATTAAAAAAATAGTTGGTACAAAAGATAACATTGAAAAGAAAGTACTAGACTATATGGATGCAAGAATGAACAATAAAGCCTTTATAAGGGTGATTGAGTTTAAGGTAGTAATAAAAAGCGGCAAATATACCGCATACGATTGGACTTATAAGCCTACATACAGATAGCTTGATATTGCTTAAAAGTTACTATAGCCGTGTGTAGTTAGAGACTACCTCCAAAAGCGAGATTTGGCACGGCACAAATTTAAAAAGACAACTTGGATATGGGAACAAAGGAAAAAATAAAGAATTGGTTGGATGCTGAATATAATAGCCTCCACTTGGAACATATAAGCGAGCAAAAAGAAAGCGAGTTAAAAGATAGATTTATTCGCTTTTATTGCAAGTTTGATAAACGCCTGATACGTATCAAGCGTGAAAAGATAAGCGTATCACCGATTAAAAATGGTGGTGTGCGTTTATCATTGGTAGCTTGGGGAAAATGCTATGGGCAATTTTACGAAGTGTAACTTTTAACAATTGGATATATGATAAGACATACAAAAAATGAATTGGTAGCCGAATATGAACGTACCATTAAATGGTACAAAGAGCACAATTGGAATCGTAATTTTAGCAAATACGCTGAAATGTTTTGGTTATTATTTGATGATGGAAACAATCCGTATATGTGGGCGATTGATACCCTTTGCAGTTGGTTTCCGGAATGCAACAAAGAAGAATTAGAAAAAGAATTGGATAAGTACATTTAAAATCTAGCAATATGAACGAAAAAGAAATGAATTTGGCTATCTTAAACAAGTTGTATGAGATAGCCGATAAGGTTTTTAATGATGGTGTAAATGTAAAAGAAGGCAATTACACCGCATCCGATTTGGCAAAGATGAAGGATAGCGCATTTAAGGATGGCTATTTGGAGACAGAAAACAAAAAAGTCTATGACTATAGCGCACAAAAGATAGTTGAGAAAGATTGCTTTATTGCACCGATGGCGAGCGTGAATGTGCTATCTTTTGTGTGTTCCTTCTGTGTAGTTCAAATCTTTGCATTGGTAGCTAAGTTTGAAAAGTTAGCTAGCATTGGTAGTAAGAAAAGAATGTTTATCAAGCAGAAAGATAATAATGAAGTACTTTGCACTGTTAAGGTACTCATTAATAAATACTATTCTAAGCTATCTTTGCATTGTGCGAATGATGATTTGCGCCCTATTATGAGAAATGTATGCTTGGATGTTAGAAACGGAAGAGTAGCCGCTAGTGATGGGCACACGATGCTAATTAAGGGCTTGGATGTGGTAAGCACGGAGCATTTTTCATACGATTATAATTTGCCTTTGGTAAATGGAAAAGACTTCAAAAAGATGTGCTCATTGGCAAAGTCTGGTAGTACACTTACTTGCAAGTTGGTACGTGAACCAAACGGCAATACATATTGGGTATCTGAATGCTGTGGATATTACTCTAAGACTGAGGCAAACAGATACGTAAATTACTCTTCTGTATTGCCTAAGATTAGTACTGATAATCTTTGCACCATAAATGAAAAGACTTGGAAGGGCATTTCTAAATGGTTAAAGAAAAACAAAGGTTTTAATTCTATCGGTATCGTAATAATCAAGCATAAAGAAAATGATAATCGTATTACATTCACAATTAACGGAATGTATGATAATCATGATGGTATTGAGATTTCTTGCGAGTGTGAAAACGTACCAAACAAGAATTTTGCGATTGGATTAAAGATTGATAGTCTGCTGAGATTTGAAAACTTCAATTTTGCACTTGGAAGATATTCTACTGAAGCTTTGGTGTATGTAGGTAGTTTGGAAGTTGGTGTGATGATGCCGATGTATATTGATGATGAGTATGACGGATTCAAACTATCTGATGGCTACATTGGTGCATACGATTATTGTGGCTTTGCAGAATCTTTTGATATGCCTACAAATAAGCCTACAGAAGACGTTATCCCTGCAAAGGTGGATAATGTTACAACTGAGGAAAAAGAGTGCGCTACAGAGGATAAAACAGAGCAAACAGATTTCAAGCGAGATATAACATCAAAGATTATCATTTGTGGCATTCCATCTTATAAGGATAGCGCACCTGCAAAGGATGTTGCAGAAACAAAGGTTGATGCACCCGATACACCTGCAAAGGTAGTATCATTGGATAAGTCTAGCAATAAGTTTAGATTCGATGCTATCGGTGTAAATGTAGGCGATACACTTACGTTTGTAGATGGCACAAAGGTTATTGCAGCAGAAAACAATAAGATTATATTCTGTGGAGAACTGTTTACGCTATCGGGATTCTGCAAAGAGTTCATGCCTGATGATAAGCGAACGAAAAGCAATTCCTATCGTGGGTGTGCGTTTTTCTTCAAGGATGGCGTTAAATTGGAAAAGCTATTCAAGGATGCGCAAAAGAAATCATTGGTATCAAAAGAAAAGATTGCATCCGTACCTGATGATACATTGAATAGCGTACCAAATGAGCATCAAGCGAGCGAGAAATGCACCGAGCAGACAATTACACCACCTACAAAGGAAAACGTCTCAGAACGAAAAGAAACGGCATCAACCGCAAAGGTTGTGGCTATCTCTATCGGTGTTCATTCATGCTTGGATATTCCACCGAACAATATGCGGTTGGATATTGCAGCAGACAAGCCGTTTTCTACAGCTGTAGGCGATTGCTTATGTGGTGTTGGCAAAGTAGTACATACGCTACCTTTGCCACCTCCACGGAGCAAAGGAATGAGTGAATTAATAACATATACAAACTTTTATAATACATCATAAAATGAACGTAAATCAATTAAGAAAGGCTATCAAGGTAGCCAAAGCAGAAAGCAAGGTAATTTACATTGCTATCCATAATAGCCGTTTTCATATTGACTTCAACAATTGCAAGTATAGAATAGACGGAACGAATGAGCTACTTATAATAAACGACTCATTTCTTGGAGATACAATCATCTTGGATATTCATCAAATAATGTTTATCGAAACAAATTTTAAACATTAATCAATATGGAAAAGACAATAACAAAAAAAGAGGCACTGGAATATATTAAGCAGAATATAGGTAGGTGCAATTTGTCTAGCTTCAATATAGGAACAACTTATGTTGATGACGAGAAAAATGAACTGAGTACTATAGCATTTTTACGTGGGTATGTTATTACAGAGGAAATAGAGTTTTGTGAGCATCTGAATGTTCCTTGCTTTAAGTTTCCTCATGTATCACCTTGTTATATGGATTTGCATGCAGAATATACATCTGAAAGTATATGGGGTTTAGGTACATTTGAATATTTCTATCTAACCAAATCAAACTTAGATGTATTGTTAGATTTTATAAGAATAATCACTTCAAAATAGTAGAAAGGGTTAAGCTATGAACGAATTGGAAAAGTTAATGATAGCAGAATCAAAGAAGATGGCTATCGAAAAGAGCGTGGAAGACAAAAAGGTTGAAAAGTGGCATGATGAGACACTTGAAAAACTGAGTTTCTTAGAGAACTACGACTGCGAGCTTGATAATTGCAATGATAAATCCAAAATACACATCACTCACGGCAGACAGATGATAGAGATAGCTTTGGTAGGAGATTATCGTGACACGGACAAAATTTGGAGATATGATTTGGATAAGCCGCTCAAAGTCGATTGGAGATACAATAGCGCATATACCAATGACAAGTCGGAGTTAACTCTAGAGGAGTTCGTGAAAGCTTTGGTAAGACGTGGAATTATTAAAGTAGAGGGTTAAGCAATGAAAGTATATGTAGTTATCAATTCACACCAGCATGGACTGGGTGAGGCAGTTGAGGTTGAGGCAGAAGTCTTCGATACTAGAGACAAGGCTAGAAAAGCGATGGAAGGCAAAGGTCTGAACACATTGGAAAGCTATAAAAAAGCATTGGATTGTGACGATTTCCAAATCAGCGTTTCAGACTCATTCTATCACATCTCAGACAACGAGGGTGAGACGTGGGATAATTTCGATATTGTAGAACAAGAATTAAAGTGATAAGACTATGGATATTAAGAATGCAGCTCATTGCCCTATCAACGACAAAGACCTTTGTCTTGATGATTTAGTAAAAGATTTGTTCAATGATGGTCAGTACGCTTGGAACAAAGACAATACAGAAATGGTTGGATTTGTAGGAAACGAGCCAGTATTGGTACGTCAAGAAACAGACAACAAATTGTTGGTTAGATTCCTTGGCGATGCTTGGTGTCCTGATATTGTTGAGGAATGGGTGAAGAGAATTGAACATGACAAGAACAATGATGTAGATTACGTAATTGATACTTATATGTTTGGAGTGATTGAGAATGACCGAGAGCGTAAAAGTAGCGATTTTCATGTATCATTCTGTTATCGTGGACAATAAATAGCAGAAAGTAACGTTTAAAGTAATAAGAGATAGGATAGGAGATAGGAGAAATGAAGACAACAGAAATCAAGAATGCAGGTGGCGCATCCGTAAAATACGACATCGTGAACATTGGCTGTAAGGATTGCCCTTACTGCATGATGGCAGAAGGTCACTATCTTTGCCGTTCGGATAAGAATTGCAACGCAAAGGCAAACATGACCGATGATGATGAGCCAAAACAGAAAGTAATAATATACAGTCGTGTCTCTACTGAGAAGCAGACATTGGAGCAGCAGGAAAGAACAATCAACGAATGGTTGAATTGTCACAATCTGAAAGCTACTCACGAAGTGAAGGAGGAAGGAGTATCTGGTAAGGTATCTTATAAGGATAGAAACCTTGGTAAGGTAGTGTTGCCGATGCTTGATAAGGGTGATATACTTATTGTGTCAGAGGTCAGCCGTATCGGTCGTTCCATGAGCGACATCAACAAGTTTGTTAATGATGAATTAAAGCCACGTGGTGTGCGCTTGGTAATTGTGCAGATGGGCATTGACCTTGATTGCAGCCATCTGAAAGCGATAGACGAAATGCTACTGTTCGCATTCTCATTTTCGGCACAGATGGAGCGTGAACTCATTCAAGAGCGAACACAGAGCGCATTGGAAGTGCGCAAACAGAAGTTGGCACAAGACGGAGAATTTATCTCAAAGTCAGGTAAGGTCGTTAAGAAATTGGGCAGACCTAGAAAATGCGACTTGACAAATGCACAGAAGGCGGCATCGGAAAAGCGCAAGAAAGAGGCTGCCGAGAAACCTTGCAACAAGGCTATATGGAATGTGGTTAAGAAGTGTACCAATGACTTTACTGAATTGACTACACCTAACTTTGCGGATGCAGCTATGATGTTGCAGCAGATGGGCGTTTATTCGTCCACTGGCAAGGTTTTGACGAAAGAACTGGTAAGAAGTGCGTATTACAATCTACGCTCAGTCTATGGCAGTCAGGTTTATTTCAGACGTGGTTCTGCAAACTATCGTGTAATGCGAGAAAAGGGTATGACTGATGAGGAGATTCAGCAGTATTACAAGGAACTGAATAACAACAATAATAATACAGAGGAGGTTTAAGTTATGGCATTCTTAATAGCAATTTGGCTAATCGGCACATTGTTCGATTGCGCCATGGGCAGAAATAAAGATTAAAAATTCTGCCATACACACAATATAATGACGCATATTGCGTTATCTTTTGAAAATAATATAAATATATAGCCCTACGCAGCACGGTTAAGCGCAAATTTATGAAGAATCAAACTAAACATTTTGTAGAGTTGGACTTAGAGGAAAGAAACAAACTCTTAGCACTTCCTCCGTCACAATGGAAAGAAGATAGCCCTATTTACTTCAAGGATTACGCTCGAACAGCAGACAAAACTGCACTTGCAGAATCTATTATCAACCTTGTAATTTTAGGGGAAAATGGAAATACTGATGAAAGAGCCATCGAATTGCTCAAGTATCTCAATTCTTTTGCTGACCGTGTAGCCCTTGCGGAAGAGTTGGTTGATGATGATAATTTCCAGGAGTTCTCACCTTTTGATGATGGCTGGGAGTGTTCAGAAGAGCAACAGACCATCATTGATAACTATGATGGTTTAGATGCTTTTGTGTATGCAGCTACATTGGAACTGGCTGAAAACTTCACTGAAGGTGGATACGCAGATACGGAAGAGGTAGTTAGATTATTTGAGGGAGAAGGACTCGATGATATTGTCAAAAAACGTAATGAAAGATAAACTAAACATTTAAACTTACGGATATGAAGAAATATCAGATATATTACAATAATACTGTTGAGATAAACAATGTTGCAGAGTTTGATACATTGGATGAGGCAAAGCAATATTGTACCGACAATACGAAAGGGTATGATAAGGTATGCGACAATGATAACTGTTGGGAAGGTCGCAGCAATAACTTTCATTATGAAGTCTATGATGGAGTTAAGGAAATCCTAGATGAGGATGGTGACGTTGTTGATTTCAAAGACCCAGTTTACGAAACAGAGCAGTTTTATTGCGATTAATCAATGTAAAACCCAAAAGAAATTATTAGTTTTCTGTAATAAATATAATTATGAAAAAGATTTTGATGTTTATGGCAATTATGATTGCCGTGGTGTTTGTTGCTAGTTGCAGCAGTAAGCCAAAGGAAAAACCAAAACCAAAAGAAATTCCTTTTGTGTCGCAAACAAAGGAGAATCTTAAAAACTGGATTGATAATAATGCAATCAACCCCGAAGACTTTAAGGTATCTAACCTAAAGGTGGTTTGGGCAACAGACAGCCTTTGCGTCATTAATTTCCGTGCTATCGGAGAAAACGGATTTGGCGGTCATGTAAGAAACGAGTTTCAATACTTCAACATAAAGGTTGATGGCATCCTATATGAATGGTGTGACAATGATAGATACCAAAATGGTGTACTAGATTGCGTTAAGGATGGATTTAAATTCGACTTTATGATTAGCCAAAAAGATAAAACTCTTCTGAGGCTCATTAAAGATAAGAGCAAAGCTGGTGTAATATTTGCAAATGCCTACGTGGATGCTTGTACCGATTATAGTTTTGGAACAGATGCTATTAAAACTGGCAACATATTGAATATGGGTAATATTCAAGTTGCTGATACTATAAGATAACAATTTCCCCACTTGCTTATTTGTAGGTGGGGATTTGTTGTACATACAAGGCGCAAAAACTATCACACCGATAAATCATACCAACGAACTATTTTAGCCGCTTACAGAAGAAATCTTCACTATCTCTTTGAGTTCTCAGATATTTTGCCTATCTTTGCAAAGCAATTATTGGAATTCATATTTCTATTTCAGCCCTGCCGTTGGTGCTCAATGGTGGGGCTTTACTATCGCATTTCTTTTATACCTATCATATCGCCCTGCATCATCATTTTTGGTGGTGTGGGGCATTTTTTGTTTGTTAAACAGAACTAAATTTTTAGTTATTTGTAAATCTTTATTATCTCCCGAAAATCCCCGTATCCCTATCTAAATATCATATATTGATATTATATATAATTTTCTCACATTAATCTTCCTTTCGTGTTGTTAATAAGCGTTTTAGGCACATTTGGCGGTTTGCAAGGAATTGCGTACTTTTGCAGTGCTTGTTAGTAGTTGCGCACTAAACAGCGGACATTTAAGTATATTTGAGTGATTATTCACTTCCCTATACGAAACCCTATCCAGAGTTCGGAGCGCAACACGAACAAAGGATAGGGTTTTCACTTTCCCTATTCTTTTTCGAGAGTAAGCAAGTAGTCTTGGTGGCTTGTCGGCTAAATACACTCGGCTACACAGACTTAAAACCCACGTCACAAGAGGTGCATGGTGACACCGCAGGAACTGAAGGCAGAAGGCGGGCAGGGCGGGGCGTACCCCGAAAGCTGCTTAGGTTAAGTGCTGTACGATTTGGCAACTGACCCGACCGAAGGGGCTCATTATACTGGGTTCATGTAACTTCGAGTGGAATATTCCTTCCAAGCTCTCATCGTTTCAATGAATGATGGGGGTAAGGGGGAGAACCACTCTCTCAGAGGTCTATTGCCTGTTTCATATAACCTTTTTATAAGGAACAATATTAATTATAAATCATTAAATATAGGGAAGATGATTACAAATCAAGTAATGAAGAGACCAATGGGTAATTTTTTGGTCGAGCAAAGAACAAAAGATAGTATGTTCAATGCTACAAACTTGCTCAAACAATGGAATGAGTTTGTTGAGCATAATGATGATACCCAAAAAGTTGGGTATGTAAAGAAAGACCTTGATGATTTCTTCAATAACAAAGGAATCAAGGAGTTCATCAATGCTTTGATGGATGAAGAAAATCTACATACCCAAAATTCTGTGTATGTAAAATCGAAAGCAAGGTCTGATAGAGGTGGAGGTACTTGGATGCACCCTATTCTCTTTGTTAAATTTGCAATGTGGCTCAATCCACGATTTGAGGTTCAAGTTATAAAGTTTGTGTACGACCAAATGTTGAAATATAGAAATGATGCAGGTGATGCGTACAAAGAACTTGGTACATCTATTGGTAAAATTGTCAGTAAGAAGTTTATGCCAGTAGCTATGTGTAAAGTAGCAAAAGCGATAAATTATGTTGTGTTCGGAAAGCACGAACATGAAATGAGAAATAAGCAAGGAGAAGAAGAAAAACAATACGAATTGTTTAATATGGAGAGACAAGTTGCAATGCTTATTAATGATGGTTTTCTTCGCTCATACGACCATGTAATAGAATATTTGAGAAAGAAGTATGTAGAGAAATATTTGCCATCTGTTCTGAAAGTTAAGTAATATACACAAATAAAACAGAATAATATGTTTGGAGTAGAAACAATCACTCGAAAGTGTGTAATCACCCTTATGGGGGGGCACAAAGTAGTAGGCACGTTATCAATGCCGAAGCCGAAAAAAGCTATGTTCCCTGATGTAATGGAACGTAACTTTATCAGGAGTTTTAATGAGTCGCAGCCTAATGCAGTAAACAAGGCTGTTAGTGTTCACATTTTAAGAAATTGATATATGTTAGAATTAGTTCTTATTTTAGCTTTGATTGCCATTGATTTAGGCGGTTCAATGGTGGCACACAAAAGTTGTGTGGAGGTTAACTTCTGGTTTCGCCTGATGTTTTGGGCAAGTTTTACTATCTTGCTTTACAATGCAGGTTTGTTTGATGTTTTAATGAAGTAAGCGTATGGAAGAGATAAAAGGGATTCTTACTACATCAACAATATTTAACGGCGTTTGCAACGAATATGAGGGTGTACGTATCAAGAAAGAACTTGGAGTAGTTGTTGCTATAGACAATGAAAACGAGTTCAAAGGTGTATTCTCGAAGTATGGAGAAGTGGATATTTTTAAGCAGTTGCTTTCACAAGAAGTAAGTCGTTATTATACGAAATACAAAGCGTTCCCTACTGAACCTTTGATTCCATACAAGGATTGTGGAGATATTATCTTTGACTTCATAGAGGTTACTTACGGAAAGATGTATGGCGGTTATGTTTATGTTGTACACTACAACTTTGCAAGCACCGCATCTTAATAAACAATATTGATTATGATGGTAGTAGCAGATAGAATTAGAATTACGGCTCAGATTGCAATATTGAAGGAGATTGCACTTGACTACAAAGGAAAGACAATCGACAACATCATTCAGCAGCTAGAGTCGAGATTGGCAGATTAAAATCTGAAACAACAAAATAGTTAGTAATATGGCTAGAATCACAAGAAATAAGGCTGCCGAGATACTGGGAGTATCAAGGCAGACTATTAGTAACTACATAGAGCAGGGTCTGATTGGTAGTTATAAAGACCATAGTATCGTGTATGTGAATAGCGAGGATATTGAGAAGTACGCTCAGAAGTACAAAATGCTTGCAGTCAACGAAAAGATGATAGATGATAAGCTCAAAGAACTCAAAGAGCGCAAGAATGCTATTAATATAGAACTTGCCGAAACGAGAAACGCTGCTACAGCAAAGGGGCAATTATCAGCTAATGCAATAGGTATGTTATTTGTGGCGATAGATGCCATTTCTTATCTAGATATTGCGCCGCATATTAGTTATCGTGAATCCCAAATACTAAAAGGGATTATCAAAGGTAAGACTTTTGAAGACCTAGCCGATGAGTATGACCTTACACCAACTAGGATTCGTCAGATAGTAGCGAAGACATGCGATAAGTTTTCACGTAACGAAATTACAATTATCGAGCATATTTCTACCAACAAACATTTAGTATCTGAGGTTGCAAGACTGAATAAAAAAATCAAGGATATGCAGATGGATTTTGATTCATACAGACGTGAGAAGGGCGATAAACCTACTAGTGATATTGCTATTCCTCCAAAGATTTTATCTGAGAATATCGGCAATTTCGGCTTTCCTGTACGTATTATGAACATATTTAGATATAGTGATGTATATACGGTTGGCGACTTACTAAGAAAGCTTGATGTTGATTCTTTAAAGAATCTTAGAAATCTAGGAAAGAAAAGCATTGATGTAATACTTGGTTTTATGGAACAAAATCATTTAACATTCAAAAATGAAGGAGAATCTGATGAGTATTTCTATATGCGTCTTAATAAATTAATGGATAAAAAATATGAAGAAAATGATTAAGAAGTGTTTCGGATGGTTCGATGTTTACTATGCCGAAATACTATTGGGTGTTACGTTTGCAATAACCAACGTCTGTACTGGAAATTCAGGTATTGCGTTAGTTTGGTTTGCTTTCGCATTCAGTTGGGGAATATTCAAACTGAAAATAAGCGAGGAGAACAGAAGATACAAAGCTCTTGTTAATCTCTCAAAAGAAATACAGAGTAATGAGAAAAAAGCTGTGCAGACAACGTTATGGGCTTACGATGAACTGCATCTTGAAATGCAGCGTCACAGACTGACCGCAATACAAGGTATGAAGTATAAGAATAAGGCTGAGTTTATGCAGCGCAAGAAGAGCCTATCACAATACCTAAAGTATTCTGATGCGATTGACAACATCTATGAACAAGAGGTTGAACGTTTGCATAAAATGGAGAAAGAAATTGAAAAGAATGATAATGATGGAAAAGACCAAGAAAATAACTCTGAAACAGAGACTGCAAAATCTTAGTGAAGAACCAACACCGTTCTTTCACTCGCTTACACCATTTGCGGCAGGGTTCACGCAAGGATTCAATTACGAGAAGAAACGTCTTGTTGCTGCATTGGTGAATAACTCGGAAGTCACAAAGGACTTCATCAACGAGCCTATCAGCGTGCCAATAAACGATAGTAGTCTGTTTATGCACGCATTCATTGACGGCTCTGTTGACTATCGTAAGAAGATAGAAACTATTCTATCGAACCAATAGCAAGAAAGGGAGGTTAACAGCCTCCCTTTTTATTTGCCCTTTTAAAAACTCAAAACATCATTTGAGTTTTATTTGTTGTCTTTATCACACTCTAAATCTGCATTCAGATAGTCAATGACCTTTCTGTTGGCTTCATCAATCTTCTTTGTATCATACTTAATGTAGGTTGATGTTACCGCATTATCCCACATCGCATGACCTAATGCCCTGCCAATTGTCTCTATCGGTATATCAATCTCGCTTGCTAGCGTTGCCCACGTATGGCGATTATAGTAGGTTGAAAGATAGGGGAACATCGGTTCTTTACTATATTCTCTGAATCTGCCTAGTCTCTTTAATCTAGTGTTCAGATTGCTCTCAAAGTGTTTGAGATTGAACTTGATGTTATCTTTATACTTTAAAAGGTATTTATTGCCTTTGTATCGCTTGATAATCTCCAACGCCTCTGGTTCTACCTTTATATCATACAATCGTCCCGTCTTGTTGCGCTTGTAGCATATTCTGCCACCACGAAGGTCTGTTGGCTTCAAATCGAGAAGGTCTGATATATTGATGCCAATCAAATAGAAACCTAGCATGAACAAATCCCTTGATTCACGTTGAGGGTTAGTGTGGAACTCTGCATCACGCAACTGTCTCATCTGTTCTAGAGAAAGGCAACGCTTTCTTGTTTCCTCATGTGGAAGTACGTACTTACGGAATGGGAATAGGGTCGTTATCTCGTTGTCAATTGCCCAATTGAATGTTGCCTTGATATTTCTCAAATCAATATGAACTCCGTTAGGCATTCGTCCTCTTTCGTATTCATGCTTCACAAACTTATCGAGCCAGTCTTTGGTGATGGTTTCAAATGTACACTTAGCATCGTAGTTTCTGATTCTGATGATAGTCACATCATACACTCTTTTCGTGCCAGCTTTCAGATTCTTGGAATCTGCACACATCTGCATATAGTCGAGGAAATTCTTCTCAGCTACCTTGCCACCCTTTATAATCTCTTTCAGATGGCTTTTTAGCATCGGAACATCCTCACCCTTGTGCATCAGTATATAGTCTTCCACGCTTGAATATAGCTCTGCCAGTCGCTTAGTTTTTGCCTTTGCAGACTTGTCTGAACGAGGAAATACCATACCATCAAACTTCTCTGTCGATTGCAATCCTGTGTATATATAGAATCTCTTACACTTGTGAGTGATGGAGAAATACACCTTGCATGTTTTGTCTTCAACGTAAACCTTCATAATTCTATCTCCTATTAGCTTGCATATTACTTGCAAAGTCTATCAGTTTTTATCATATTTACGGGGTTTTTCGGGTGTTTTTTACTGTATATTTTACTCGTTAAATCTCGTAAAGTACTGATGCTCAGTGTGAATGC